ATACTTTTCTATAATATCTGTAATTTCACTTTGAGACTGGCTATTGTTATTGTTTCGCACATAAGCGTAAAAAATGCGTGAACTTTGAATAAAGCCCAAACTATGAGAGTTTACAGTACCATCTTTCAAAGGTAGTATATTTGTTCCTCTTACCAACGGTCTTATCTTATAATCCCATATTGCAATATCCGAAGGCGCAGAACTTGTTATTTGTATTTTAGGCAATATGTATTTTACGAAAGAATTGTTAAAATACAAATTAGTACCAGCTCCAATATTAGTAGGACTGCTATCAACGTTTGAAGTAGAATAAGCGTGTATAATACCTCTAACATGATACCAAACAGAATTCAATTTTGTAATAGTTTTCAACTCAAAGAAATTATCGGAAACTGAAAAACCGTTCGGAGTTATAAAGGCATCATCTAACTTATTTTTCAATGAATCAAATCCTTCTACTCCAAATATCAAAGTAGCATCTTGTTTAACTCCTCCTACAACTCGGAAAGCAAATGTTATCTCATAATCAAGTCTGGAATCAACGACATATAAGTTGTTATCAACATTCGTGTTTTCATCTTGTCTTCCCAACCCAACTCGTCCTCCACTATTTGCTTTCAATTCTAATACTTTCTTGCCGTCATATTCTATAAGTCGATAACTTGATGTTCCAGTTTTAGACATAACAAAATTAGAAAGGTCTTCAAAATCTTCAGACATTTCCTTTGTTTTGTTTAGATATTTAGACATAGCCGTACCACGATACATCGGAGAACATTGACCTAAACACCAACCTACTTTCTCCAATGGGATATTCTCGTATAAAAGCTCATCGCTGACCTTGCTTCTTACCAACCTGATAAACTCTCCGTCAATCTGTAAAGTCTCTCCGTTCGGCAGCAAATAACCTTTACGCTTGAATATCATCTCCGTTCCTCTTTGACGTATTTGGTCATAAAGATTTTGAGCTAAATATTGAAGGTCTTCAAGAGTAATGTTTGCTTCATCGAAGTATATTCCATATTGTCTCACTTGCTCTCTCATGAGGTCAAAATCATCTTGGAAGTTTTCAAACCTCTTGAAGAAACGAATGAACATACTGTAAAACCTCGCAACCGAAAAGAACAAGTCAATATAGTCTTTGTCTTCCTTCTCGTCAGAGTTTTCAGCTCTCGGAATATAATTTGGTACGATACCACGATAATACAACTTTTTGAAGATGTTTTCTTCCAAAGCCTTCATCTCTGGCGTACCGATTATGTTAGCAAAGATGCTGGAACTGATAGTAGGAGCGACAAATTGAATTGCCTCTCGTGAGCCCATAAAGTCTATGCTTTTGAACTCAATAACTCCCGTACTATCAGAACCAGTCCTTGTATATCTTAATTGAATAGTCAAAGAACTATCAACAATATAATCATCCGAAGAAAGGTTTGCTGACGTTAGCTCTTGCCAATCGTTCCAAAAAACTCCATCGGGTGAAATTCGGAACTCTTTATGAACGGTGCGTGTATCAGTTACTCCGTCAACAACATCGGAAAAGTCCGTCAAATGAACTCTTCCAGTTATTTGAGGTGTAACGTCTATCAATATCACGTCCCCAATTGCGTTCAATATATTATCCTTCATTATACGTCAAGTTTTCTTGTTCTTTTACATATCTGTTAGCATCGTCTCCTTCAGGTTCAATTATCAATTCTCCATCGCTGTTTATGTTACCAACAGTTTCACCGCTATGAGACAGCATCAGCTCTCCTTCTTTTCCCGAAGTATTGTCAACAATCATAGGTTTATCCAATACTTGAGATTTATATATAGAAGGAGTTGTTGAGCCGTCATCGTTCATATCCGAAAAACAATTGATGAGAAACAAACCGCTGGATTGCTCAACTTCTGTTATAGTCTTTACGCTTACTTGTGTTCTCATATCAGATAGTTGTTAATACAGATGACTGGAATGAAGTATCAATTTCGTTCGGATAATAAACCTCAGCCAATACTCCTCCGTTATCTTCTACGATATTACCGTCAAGGTCACGCATTACAAACCCTCTTACACGTGGAAGTCGGTATTTCGGTACGTTTATATCAGCGTGAGGATAAAAGTGCGTATCAGGCACGTATCGAACTCCATCTACATTCTTAGCGGCAAACAATAAGTTTTCCCACTCAACCTTATCTCCATACTCCCAGAAACGATAGTCAAACAACTTCGACATCTGAATTTGGATTTCTCTTCGTACTCGGTCTTGGTCGTAAGCAGGGTCAATATCTACTCGGAACTCAACATCAACAGGTAGCCAATCAACGTTGTTTAGTTTCAACGCATAATCGGTTGAACTCCTCAAAAGCTCCGACAGTGACAAATACTCCTCCGAACGGCTCAATATTTCGTTGAACTCATCGTCTGTGAAGTCTTGTCCGTTTACCGATACAACAATCAAGTTCAATCGTCCATCCGCATCAATACCTCCTTTATGAAGTCTCAATACATTCGGATTGATTTTCATAAACACTTGCTCCAAGTAAGATAGAGTTGTTCTTGCTAATTGATTGATACTGTCCTTAATTCTCTGACGGAACAAATCATCATCCTCTTCATCTCGTCCGCCAGTCGCTCGGTATTCGTTGGTACAAGTCAGGTGGCCAGTCGGTATCGGATTGACTTTGTTAATAGACAAAGGGTCAACGTTGGTATCAAGTCCTTCTTGGTCGCAACGTACCTTCGCATAAGCATATCCGTTCACACCAATTACAACGTCCTCTTCCAATGAGAATGTTATTCCCGAAGTACTGGTGAAGGTATGAACATCTTTCAAATAAGTCGTTCCCTCATCAGCAATAAGTCGTACATAAGTAGAACTTGCTGCCGCACCAAATCTCGGAGAAACGCCACGAATAGCAGCAAGCTCATCCAAGTAAACTCCATAAGCCGTATCAGGAAAGATATGACCCTCCACGATAGCTTGGTTTACAAGACATTTCTGACCTACCTTAGCGCAACCGAAGGCAATACCATTCAAAACTGATTCAGCTCCAATGTCGTTAATCTTATCTGTTTTGTTCAGGAGTATTTCCAAGAACATGAGCTTGAGCTCATTAACAGGCGTTATCTTTGTAATCATATCACTATTTTTTTCTCAGTTTTATAATCATACTTTGTTTTTATCTCAACCGTTATCGTCATGCTTCCATTATCGTAAGCAAAGTCAGTGATGACAGCATATTCAAACAAATCATTCTGTAAGAAGTTATTTTGAATATCAGATACCAATTCAGGATAGGCAAATGTTTTGGTATTAACTCCAGTGATTAGTTTAGAGTTTTTACCAAACAACATATTTTCAGGAACATCCCCCCGATTGAGCTCCAATAGAATATCACATTTTTGTTCTACGTTCGCTTGGAACTCTACGATAACCAAATCATTGGATTGAAATGTAATCTTTCTCGCAATATCCTTTCCATATATCCGTTTACCGATAGGCTGGTCAAGTATCGTGGTTACAACGACATCTACTTGATTGTTTACAAGAACGTTCATCGGAGTGAGCTTATCAATCTCCCAGTCTCCTTCGTTCATATCGTTACTCAACATCAAGTCAATCCAGTTTGAATTATCTTGGTTGATTTGTTTAATGGAGTTTGCTACATCTTCTACTGTTCTGTAACCTCCCACTGACGAAGCGACTTGTATGAAAGGTTGATAACCTCTTTTTGTTATAGAAGTTCTGCGGAACTTCGGAAGTTTATTGATTTTCTCAATCGTTGTGTTCAAATCTTCCAAATAGTCCATCAACTCCCAATATCCACAAGTAGCGAACTTATTTGCGAAGTTCTTGAACTGCGCCATAACGTCCTTACATTCTGAAGTAAGCTCTCGAAGTAATATCAAGTGTGAGTTATCAACCCCCTCCGTTTGTCCTGAAAAATATCGGTTTATTTCAGGATAGGAATTGAGCATGAAACTCCGATACTTAGCCAAGAACTGGATAAGTGGATATTTTGTAACTTGTTCAAATTCTAATACTATTGATTCCATTATATACCAATATTTAACGCTCCGAAGGTAGCACGTGAAACATCCTTCAAAATATTGCCTATTCCCTTCGCAATAGCTCCAGAAGCAACTGTTGTTAGAAACTTAGCATTTTGCTCCTTTTGACTTTTAACAGCAGATGCAGGAGCAACAGCCTTCATCTCCAAAGAGTAATACCAAAGCATGTTGTTTTCGATACTCTGTGAATATGAGTCTTGCATTACTTCTACAACATAATGAGTATTCAAAGCATAATTGTTGAATATCAAGATACAAGGATTGCCTTGGTCATCTAACTTAGTAGAAGCCTCAACCATATTCTTCAACATCTTCGTCAGTCCATAACCAGTCTTTATCAAGACATCGCTATCCAAAACGCTAAAACCCATATTGCCTCCGAAGAACGGAATTGTTGATACATTCTCCGTTTCTTTCATTCCCAATAACAATCTGAACTTTCTTCCAAACGTACCTTGAATTGAAATATCTCTCGGAACGAAGGTGCTATTGAACAGCGTTGAAACTCCTTTGTTGGTTTTAGTTATGGTAGCAATTTGAGTCTTATTCTCCAATATGTTATTAGGCATAACAACGAAGGACATAAAACCCTTGGTATTTCCAGAGCTATCTAACAACTCCAATGAACACATATAGTATTCAAAGTTGTCGGGTGCAAGCGTATGAAGTGCAGCCTTTCCGATAGTCACCAACGCTCCTCTTGCGTTCTCAACTACGCTATTGACTGTACTTCCTGCTATTCTACCAGCTTGATTCAAAAATGCCATAACTTTATATATATTTTATCAACTTTATAACTGCTCATTATGATATAGTGCCAGTGCCTGGAGCAGATGTTGCACCTGGCCCAGCAGGAGTTGTAACCGCTATGCCTGGTTGAACAGTTACCGTTGCTGTTTTAATCCAAGCGTCCACGCCATCTGCTACAGCGTTCGCTATTGAATCAGCAAAATCTTGTTTTACTTTCTCTGAATCTGACTCGTTGCTTATCGGAGCGTCCAGAGCTTCTTTTATTTTTGATTTGAGTGTAGCTCTCAAACCTTCTGTATTGATAGGCATAATTATTCCAAATTAGAAATTTTACTTTTTATTGTATCTAACTTCGCTTGTATAGCAGCAAAAGAAGCAGCATTCACAGGCGTTGAAGTAGCTCCCACTGGGGAAATAACGGTTATTGCTTGAATAGCTTTCAGCATCTCGTCCAATAAGCTCGCCAGCGTATTCCCTAACACCATCGGCTCTTTACCGCTATTATGGTTTATCTTCTTGCTAATGATATCAACTTCTCCATCCTTAGCAACTACCTCGTTTTCAAATTCATCTTTGTAATTCAATCCTACGCCAAGTTCATAAGACAAAGACATTTTTTCTTCGCCTTTCTCCTTGACCTTCAAAGTAGCCTTCTGATTTGTGACTACGTTTACCGATTTATTACCAATGATGTTTATCTCGTTATCACAAGAAACGTTCAAGACTGAATCAGCGTTCTCGGAGCTTAATTTGATATCAATATTAGCAGGCTCGTCTTTGTCGCCCAATACAGTTATGTCCAAACCAGCCGTAGTGCCGTCAACGAATATCTCAACATTTCTTGTTTCAGTTCCTCGTTTTAATCGGTATTGATTTTCATCCAAAGAATAGTATTCACCTTGCCTTCTCAATGCTGCTACGATAACAGGAAGTTGAGATACAGCATCTTTGACCCATACCACTGGTGTTCCCCTATTCTCTTCATCAGTCGGGAACTTTATACATTGCATTACGTTTATATCAGCATGTACGCCACTGAAATATCCATATCCCTTCCCTCCGTTTATCGTTAGGGTGTTAGTGCGGTAGCAATCATTTATATATTGAACTCGGTCAACCTCCGAAGGTACGACAACGAAGCCTACCCCAGCTGAACCGATACCAGTGTCCAAATTTCTTATACCAATTACATCTTCTTCCATAACTATTTCTTTTTGCCTGTTACAGTAGCTTCTTTGGTAACTGTTACTGTAAATTCATTATTACCAGTCGCCATCATACGATACTTATTGATGTTTTCCCAATACAATTGTTGCTTAGACATAAAGAAGCCGAAATTGTCGACATTCACTTTCCACTTTGAAATATAGTCCTTCCAATTATCAGCGGTTATCTTTTCAATATCAAAATCTTCTCCGAAGTCTATGATATCAAAGTAACTGAATTTCTTCAATCCTATCTCTTTGCCGTATATATAAGCAGGGTACATTCCTTTGGACACTTGCAAGGTAGTAATTCTGCTCACACCTTGCGTTGTTACGTCATATGTATTCGTAACAGCATCCACGTAGAATATCTCACCCGAAGTCGGAAGCATTATGACCGTACCTCTTTTGATGCGTCTGTCTCCAATCAGTGTTATCGTTCCTCTTCGGGTGAAGGCATTGTAAGCATTACTTTCAACAAGAAACTTAAAATCACGTACAGCATTGCGTATAATTCTATCACCGTTCTGAGAGTTTTCCGATTTATCGGAGTTGAAACGCCCAGAGAAAGCAAAGTTGAAATAATTACTTTCTACACAAAGCGGTCTGCTCCCCCAAACAGCGGCAAACTCTGGGAAGAACACCGCAGGCATAAACAAGTTAGCTTCTCGGATACCAAGCAAGTCAGCATATGGCACATATTGATACCATGAGTATATTCCTTGATTATTCCAAGTAAGGTCGGTTGTTAATATATCCGCTTCATCAAGAGTTATCAAAGTAAGGTCAATCATCTTTGTGAAACTCTCTTTATCAAATGGCGGTTTACGAACAATCCAATAATATTGGTTACCAAATGTATCTCCCATAAACTCCACCAACGGCTCCTGACATACCTTTCGGAAGAAATTCAATAAAGAGCCTTGCTGTGTTGAAATTCCTGAATCAAGAACTTGTTTATCAGCAACCGAACTATCAACCAAAAGTTTTGTTATTTGCCATACACCAGGCGCTAACCTTTCTTTTGCTACTGTATTCTGTCTCGGTTGTTTCTTCGGAGTATATTCTGTAGCATCAGGAACGGTTATATCAGAATGAGCTGAATACTTGTAAGCCGTTTGAGTTTTGATTTCACTATCAGGGAAACTTAACCAAGATGGGTCTCCATAATTAAGTATCTTTCCAGTCTTTTTTGATACCAAACGTTCTTTTGCTAAAAACCAATATTTCGGGTCAACCGCATTACCACTTGAATTTCCTCCCTTTCGGACTTCCAAGTGTAAGTGTGGGCCAGTAGAATGACCTGCATTTGGGTCTCCTTTTGCTCCTCCCGTGGTTCCAATTCGCTCTCCTTCGGCTATCTGATAACCCACGTAGATATGACTATCAACGGAATGAAGGTGCATTAACAGAATATAGATATAAACGCCCATCTCAACCTGATGTTGAATAGTAACGTACAATCCAGCTCCGTTCTTCTGAACTTGTTTGGTTATAATCTTACCGCCCAAAGGAGCTTTCAAAACAGTACCGACAGGAACGCCAAAGTCAATACCATTATGGTTTTTGATTTTCCCGTCCATGTGTCTTTTACCAAAGTCGCTCGTAACTATGAGTTGCGATTGACCTTCCAAAAAACCTTTATAAAATGTTTTATAATTAGCCATTGTTTTCCTTCTTTTCTGGTTCAAGCTCTATGTACTTCGTTCTATCTTCGCCCCAAGTTTCAAAGACATATCCTGGCACTACTTCTACGTTAGCAAGCTGAGAAATAACCCCTTTCAGAATATAGCTTATGTCCATGTTAATACGGTTAGCAAAAATATCAATCTCTCCAGTTACCCTCCGAAGTCGGTTGATTGGATTGTTATAGGTATTATTCATAACATCGGCTTCACGAATATCACCTTGCTTTCCATAGCTCTGTTCGTTCGCAAATACTCCGCTTGGGTCTGAAGTAGTAGAAGGATTGAAGAAAAATGAACCATCCTCAATCAAGAGTTTCATCAAGTCTCGTCCAGTGATTTCAACGTATGCCTCCGAAGATTGAGAATTGGTAACAACCTTTACTTCATCTACCAAACCAATCATATCATACACACCTTCGGCAAGTTTTGTACTTATCTTGAAATTGTCCGCATCGCCACTATACCAATCAGCTGTATCCTTAACCAACTCCATATCAAGTTTCTCGAAAGAAATAAACAGAATGTCGTTAGAACTTATCAACCAATTGAAATAGTTAGATTCAATATCATCAAAACTTGATTTAGCATAATACTCTCCTTTCTCTCCGTATTCGTATGTAGCATCATTCTTAGAAGCATTGCCCTTCTGTCCCGACATATCGCCATAGGTCTTTTCTCCGTTCTCACCTTTCAGTATCTCGTATATGACTGAAACTCCTTCGCTTCGGGCACTAATGATTGGAAGTCTCATTGTGAAACTTCCTCCATTAGACGTTACCGAAGTAGCAAGTGAAATTATATGTCGGCTCAAATTAGCAAATTCTGTAAAGTCTTGACGCTCCATCTTGATAGTTTTCTTTCCTTGTGCATCAAGTCCTACATAATAGAGACTTTTGAACCAACCAAGAACTGAACAATCAGGACTTCGTTTGGAGCTATCCGCTACACGATAACCTTCATCTTGGTATATATCTTGAATCTTATCAGCAGCGAACGCATAAAAGTCCTCCGTATTAACTTGGGCATTTGTTTGAGCTATTGCCAACTCAGCCGTAACCTTACTGGGATTTATTCGGAGAACGCATGGAGCGGGCAGCCAAGACTGCAAAGACAGGTCGTCAGCACTCTCTGGCCACTTACCGCTCCCAGCTTTCTCTATTTCCTTATCAAGCTCGGTATATTGCTGCCATATCAAGTCTTTATTGAGGTCAAACAACTCTTGAGGACTTACACCATAAATGTAATTCCTTTCCATATAGTCTGATATGGTCATTCGCTTGCCTCTATTATAAAGCAAGATATAATCGTTGTTATTATGAGTAGTCTCTGCCATTACTTATTCCCTCCTGGTTTTGTTGTGTTTGGAGTAGGCATAGTTGTTGTACCTGTAATCTTACCAAGAATTTGGTTGAGAACTGAAACAACTTCGTTCTTTCCTTTCGTCCAAGCCGTAGTGAATTCAGTAGATTGTACCGCCCATGAATCCATATTTTGTCGCCCAGCTCGGTCAAAGTCTCCTTGATTACCAATACCGCCTTTCAATACACTTCCAGCCATTGTACCAGTATCGGAGAACTGACTGATATATTGGTCTAAACGGTCAGGAGCTATATCAGGCAACAAGGACTTGAAGGCAAAGTAACCCATCTGAGTGTCCGTACCTCCGAACTGTTGTGTGATACGCTGAATAACGGATTGCATGATTTTACCTTCATTCTCAGGATTGCGAAGTTCACGGTCAATCAAGTCCATACGTCCGCCAGTCTCTGGGAATAAGTCCGCAACCGAACTATATATCAACGCTCTCATTCGCTCGTTCATCGGTTGCTGAATCATGCTTTGGAAAGATTGATAATCAGTTCCAATTCTTGAATCTTGCGTTATACCTTGAACTGCTGAGAAGGCTGCTAAATTCGCATTCGCTACATCATAACTCGGTCGGTCGGCTCTATTCATATATGAGCCCATTATCTGCTGCTGAATATCGTACTTCTCTTGAACCCTTGTGAAGTCTCCCATGGATACTCCTGAACCTTCTATACCATTCAAGATAGTTACCAAGCGTGAGATTGCTTCTGTTACGTTCAATCCGTAGCGGTCATATTGCCCTCCTTTTTCCAAAGAGCCTTCTGTTAAAGCAAGGTTTCTTTCCAACCCAATTTGACGCATGGTTTCCGCATACCAATCATCCGAAGTACCACGTGCCCTCGTTCTCCTTGCAGCATTACCAGCAAACTCCTCTGTATCGTAACCAAAGTTGGTATAGTTGATACCTCTGAAGTTAGCATCAGGCAACATAGCTCCTAAATAGTTTGAAGCGTCACCGCCTTGATAACCAGTAGTAGCTCTCAAAGATGCTAAACCTGCCATTGATTCATATGAATCCGAAGTTCCAGTCAAAGACTTCGCTGCCCCTGCGGCAACTCCTACCCATCCCAAGAAGCGTAGTGCCGCTTTCAGACCCATACCCGATAAACCTGCTATGGCTGAACCTCCACCCATTATAGTGCTTCCAATATCGCCACTTTGAAGTCCGCTGAAAAGTCCTTGTATTCCTTGAGCTCCTTGCAACGCTGAATCATAATAAGGTCTGCCTTGTTGGGCAGCTCCTCCTCCCAATACTCTTCGGAGTTGTTCGTTCACATCAGCAAGACTTCGTGAAGCCGCCATAGCTCCTTCCTCGCTATCTGCTGAGTCACGTTGTTGCATCAACTCTCTCTGTTGAGCACGAAGTCTCCCAATATATGAATCAGGCGCATCTCCTCCTTGATTTGCTTGTCGGTTGAAATACTCGGTCAGTTCTCGGATAGCGGCAGTCAACTCGGTTTCGGCTTGCGTTCTTTCGTTCGCTTCTTCCTGATTGATTTGTTCCTCTTCCTTGTCATACTGACTTCCCACCATTCGGTACTGTCTTTGCCTTTCCTGCTCCAATTGCTGGTCAAGCATAGCTGTATAGAATGGGTCATTAGCATTTGGGCCAAGTCTTTGAAGTCCTTCCTGTCTCCTCTTATCAATATCGGCTTCAATAGCATCGTAGTCGGAACTCATACGCTTGCGCATGTCGTCTCTCCTTGCGTCGTACCTTTCCGAAATACGGTCATTGACAGCTCCTCTCGTTGCTTGACCGTACTGATTGATAATCTGAGTCATCGAAGAAGAACCAGGCACCAAGAGAACTCCACGCTGCTGCATTTCTCTACGAACATCCTCAATCATTCGGTCGTTAGAAGGAACAGCTGAACCTCCACCCCTGCCGCCCGAAGGTGTAGGAGTAGAGGTGTCTGAACTTGGGTTTCTGCTTACACTATCCAACTCATCTCGGAGCTGGGAAGCGTCACCACGTATGTTTACCGTTACATCTGCCATAATTATTCTTGTTTATCAAATTGACTCAAATCTAATTTCTCAAAGTCTTCATCAATTTCTTTCTCCGTTACTTTAACAACTTTCTTATTGGTATCTACCAATCCCAATGCTTCGTTTTCGGCTTCATCCTCATCGTAGTCGGTATGATTGATGGCTCTATTGATAGCAACTTCCTCTTGGAACTCTATATACATATCAATGAAGTTCATCTCCCTATGCTGAGGTGAACCGAATGGTACATGGTATCTTTTGCGCCACCAATAATCAATCGGGAATTGATGCCAAGAAGAAAGGAAGTTATCAACCCTCTTCTCCAGCTTCAGCTCCCTCTTCAGTTTTGTCTCCGCCATCGTTCAGTTTTATGCCTTTGAGTTCTGCCATAACCTTGTCGAACCAAGGTTTCAATTCCTTCTGATATGCTTCTACCAGTTCCTTGATATCTTCAGGAGCAAGGGCAGTGTAATTTTTGATATCATAATACTTCGCTACGCTCGGAACGCATACCTGAAGGAAGGAAATAGCATCTACCATATCAAGAGCATAATACATGCTTGCTACGCCACTCGCTGCCATAACCCCATATCGGTTATTGGTTAGAGCCTGTTTCAGACTTTCCAAGTCAATTAGCTGCCCAACGTTGGGGAATTGACACGTGAACGTCTTTTCTCCGATACTGAATTTTTTCTGTCTTTCAATCATGACTTTACAATTTAGTTTATTTACAATAAAAAAAGGTAGTACGTTATTCACATACTACCTTCCTATAACTGTTTATTTTGGCTTAAACAATTCCGTTATACAGAATTGGTTCCAAATACTCGAATTCAGTATCACGTCCTGAAATCTGACCTTCTTGAATATCGAAGCCTTCACGTGTCATGAATGCTCCAACGGTTTTCGCAAAAGTCTCATATTTAGTAGAAACCAAACCAGTTTCGTTGTCAATCGCTCCGTCCTTCACTTTACGAAGGATAGCAATTTCAAGCCCATCTTCCTGAAGCAGAATAGCATTTGCCCATTCTTCTACTGTACCAGCGTTTCTGAACGCTCCCTTCTTCATTTTGTTAGCCAAAAGGTTGAAGTTGATAGTATAAGAAGAACAAGACAAAGAACCACTCCATTCCAAGGCAGGCAGCTCCTCTGGGTTCAAACGTCCTACGCCCGTCACACGTCCTCTTCGGATATTCTCAGTGATGCGAACGTTTTTCATTTTACCCACGGTAACTGAATTTATCTGGATGATAGCCAAAGGGGCAGTCATCACTTTTTCATTCTTTGCCATAGTATGTTATCTTTTATTTGTTACACTTCTACTGAAAAATCCAAGATGTTCCCAATGAAGAACGTCTTGTTCACAGGTACGTTCGGCACGAAGTCGTAAGTGATAAAGTAGTCGCTGTTCTTAGCAACAACCTTTACATTCTTCCAACTGATAAGCAAGTTATCATTGCCAGGATATGCTACCAAAGAAGCAAGTTTTGTTTCGGTGAAGTTCTTAACAGACTGCGGAGAAGCCTGAGCTGCCGTTTGTCCTGTAAACCTCGTTTGTCCTTCCAAAATAAGCTCTTTGTTCAACTGAGCCTTGATAAGCTCTACGGATAACTCAAACGACTGACCGTCATCGGCAATTGTTTTCTTATTATCCAGCAAGGTTGTAACACCTTGGTTGACGCACCAATACCCCGATACGTTGCGAACATGCATGATACCAGCCTGTAACGCTCTTTCCCTTTCTCGTTTCTTCAAGTCATAAGCAAATGACTGATAACCAACACGCTTGAAAGTAAGCGGAGTTTGAGCAGCCATACCTGCATTCAAACCTACGATTGCCGCAGCAAGGTAGATAGTATGAAGTTGCTTAGTTCCGTTCTGGTCTTTTCTTGTTACGATAGGAGCACCGTGAACGCAAACAACCTGACCTGAATTGAAATACTTAGCAATTGACTCGGAACTGTTAGTGTCTCCAAACAAGTCGGTATCGTCTTCACCACCTGGCACTACCATAAATTCAGTGAACTTCGCAGTCTGTTTAAGGAACGTGAACAGTTTACCGTTCGTTGCGGCATCTACTCCCTTGCCTCCTGCAGCATTTAAGTTAGTACACAGGAAGAACGTAACATCCAACTCTGCGATTGCTTCTAACACATCTGCGTACTCCGTACCGCCCATGTACTCGGTTGTACCTCCAGTAGCCAAAGTCAGAGCTACAGCAGCAAGCTCGGTTTCTCCATCACCAGTCATGCTTACAACGAAGTTAGCAAGCATCTGCTTGTTTGACCTTGCCCAATCGTACAACTCCTGAAGAGTAGTGAGGTCGCTTGATTCAGCAATAAGGTTAGGAACTGCATCAGCCAAGCTCTTCGCTCCGAAGGCTTCACCTGCATCGTCCACTCCCATAAAGGAACCACGGAAAACTTGAAGTTTGAAAGTATCAGCGGTTTCACCAGCTACAATCTGAGCTCCGTAACCTACTTTCAAAACATCATCAACTTTTACTCCGTTACCAACAATACCTTCGTTCTTACATTTCAGTACCAAAGCGTTGGAGCCTGATATTGTAGTTGTAAGAGTTGCGCAAGTCGTTTTGGCGGCACGGACATAATACAACTTAGGAGCACCTGCTGACCCGTCCAAAGGCGTGAAAATCTTGTTAGCTATATCGCCAACCAGACCTCCTCCCATGAAAGCCAAGAAGTCCTCATAGTTTGTAAACTCGTACACAGACTTCAAGCCTTGTGCAAGTTCACCCTGAACTCCTGAACCTCCTGCGTATTCGTATGAGCCATTCATCGCCAACCCAGTGTCGATAATCATAACATTACCAAATTCGGCAACGTTTACGACTGACGTTGGATTATAAACGGTAGCAGCATACGAACCAGGTTCAATGTAGTTCTTGCCATGAAAATTAACTACTGTTGCCATAATCTTTTGTTTATATGAATTTATTTCAAATTTTACTCCTTATCTATACTTGAGCTTGATGAAGTATCATCGTTGTAATCAATCATCCTCATTTGGAAATAGAACTTCTTTGCTACTTCCTGAACTACAAGTTGTGGAACGTTATGTTCATACTTGAACGTTAAATTGAGAACTTTATGGAATATCGGTACAGGCGTCAAATCGTCCTGCATCATTATATCGTTTCCCGATAACGAAGGAATGCGAATACCCATCAGCTCCAAATGAGGAACCAGCATAAGCAGCATACTTTTCAGTATGTTATACACTACGTTTACTTCAGAGGAGTTATTGCTTGTAATCATGATTTGATACGTACAATCATACATCTGAGTAAAGTACATTTGCGTTGCTTTCTTTTTACCTTCCTCGTCCAATATATCATCCTCCATATATCCTTCATCTTCTCCGATAGCGGCAGAGCCTTGTTCAGCAGGAAGGAGAATGTGCATTGATATCATCTTTGCTACTTCCTGATTGTAACCGAAGTTCACAGATAAGTTTTGAGGAATCAATATCATTTTCTTTGCCTGAACGAAATAATTGTACAAGTTCATCTTAATCGGCTTGCCTTCTTCGTCCACGCCCAGTATCTTATACAAGATAGTTTCTTTGTCCTCTGTTGCGTGTTCTTTCAAATCTTCACGCAATAATCGAACTATTGATTCCAAAGTATTGTAAATTACAATCTCTGGTAAAAGTATTCCGCTCATAATATTGTTTCTAAATAGGTTGTTACTTCGTTTTCTACAATAGTCTCAACATCCGTTTTCTCCACTGCTTCTTCGGCTAAATGATACGGCTTGATACCCTTATGAATCCAAGACAATGGGTCGGAGTTTGCTCCAGCTCGTCTGAACGTTCCGTAGGTATTCTGAGAAGTCTTACCATATTGAGCTTTCCTTTTCGTCAAGCCTTCGTAGATAGAGTTGCGGTGTTGATATTCCCCATAAAGAACTTGACCGCTTTCATTTACAATTGCGTCTCTTGATTGAGGTACATCATACGGAGAAGGAAGTTCAGGAGCCGTCAAGCCTTTTCCTGCTGCTCGCTTCCTCATTATATCGTATATTTCTTGGGGCATCTCCCCAGTGAATCCTGCTTGTCCAAGAGTACCAGGCGTACCGATACGGAACGGAATGGTCAAATACCAATCTCCTCCTTTATACACTTGCTTACCTTTCTTGTTATAAACAGGTATTGTATATTTTACCTTTTGAGACTTTTTGAAGCCTTCTTTCATGTCGAACGCAGAAGCTCCTTGTTCAATCATATTAGGAAGTGTCCCAGTCAATACAATCTGTTTTGCAAATCTTCCTTTATCTACCTTAATCAAATGCTGGGTATATTCAGGAAGGGTTGAGTTCAATTTTTGTTTCGCAAGAGCTTCCCAATTAGCATAGACTGCCGCAGTAACCGCATTCACGCAAGTTTCCGTCAGCATATCAATCGTATCAGCTGCTAACCCAAATTGAGCTTGAAGTCCTGATAAGTCTATTACTATTGGTTTCATCTCTTGTTATCCTTTCGTCATTACAGTATTTTCAAAGCTCTCTTCTCCGAACTTCTGAGCATCGAAGATATAATGAGCTTTCCTTGCTAACACATTTATAGGCATTTGCCTGAGCTTTTCGTCATCATAAGAACAGAACTTACTTTCACGAACTTTCATCAGCTCTCGGTTGGCATCTATAACATGGTAAACAGGATAGTGAGCATACCTTATCGACACGCTCATATTCGGCTGCTTTTGATTAACGTCCTCTACTGGGAGAACACTCAAAAGACTTTGGTCAAATACTATCTTGTTTTTATCAATCTTGTACATCTCGTCTGGGATAGGCTCTAACTTCGTAGCATCTCCCACGAACAAGTATATGTTTGTTACAAATAAAGGCTCGTAAACTGGATAAGCAATCAACTCCTTCTCGAACAACACAGGGTTGAGTATCTCGGAGTAATACGCTTCCAATTGGGTCAAGATAATTCTATCCATGAACCCAAGTTTGTCAATTCCCTTTGTAGTTATCGAAGCCGTACCACGATTAACTTCACTCCAGTTCTCGTAGCGTTTCTTGCTATCCATATGCTGAGCAATAAGCCTTGTCTCATGCCTATCAACAAAAAACCAGCCTCTTCCTAAACAATTCTTACAGGTAGAAAGAGCCTGGCCAGTTGCTTTATCAACGCAAGGACATCTCAAAGCTCGGTCAATGAAGGCGTCATATCCTTGGGTCTGTATAAGAGTTTCAAACTTATTAACATCCCAACCTACTCTCGGATTGACGGCTGCTGGAGGAGTTTGAAAGGCAGTGGGCTTATCGGTTATGATACTTTTCCGATTTTTACCGTTACTTTCCATAATTACAACACTTCAAATGGGATACCACGATACTTGGATTTTAACGCAGGCATCACTCGGTTCATCTCGTCAACGTATGTTTTGATACGTCCTGCAAAAAGTCCTCCCTGAGCACTTCTCGCTAACGGAGTATTTTGGCTCACTCCGTCCAAACTTATCTGAATAGAAGTAATACCAATTCCATACAATACATCTCCTATAATAGCAAGAACGTTCAACGCTGCCATCTTTGCTATGAAGTCAAATAAGTCGGTAGGAATTTTGTTCCAACCTGTAACGTATCTCGTTCTCCAATAGTTAGGAATATAGGTTTGACCGAACCATCCAAGATGCGGAGAAATACCGTTGTAGATTAAAGAGTTTTGCGTCATTGTCGCTCCTTCCTTACTACCAGTGTTTGGAATAAGGTATATGTTACGATATACGGCAACCGCTTCAATCTTTTTGATAGACAACCATTCCTTCGGATAGGTTATTTGACAAACGTCATTTATCCAACCTTCAAGATTATCTATGTAATCAATAGGGTACATTGTCCTGATATACCCCCAAGACATAAATTCTTGCCGTATGAAATCACGGTTTTCCTCTATGACTTGTTTTGTAAGTTTAATACTGAACAAACTCTCAATCGTAGTTTGGGCTGAAATGATGTGCTGCGAAATAGCCGACATAGACATTTTCTTGCCGTCATTAGAACACATGGGAATACCAAACAGATAATTCTCCATCAGTTCCGTAGGAGACATAATCATCTCCATATTCTTATTGTATTGAATTTTCAGTCTTAAACTTGGCATATCAGGACAATGTTAAAAGGTTATTTATTGTTCGCCACCCTCGTTGTCATCTTCTTCCTCATCATCGTCCTCTTCGTCCAATTCACCTGCAGCAGCAGCTTCATCGTACTTTTTCAAAAGATAGGCTTTCATGAGTTTCTTGGTGCTCAACTTCTCATACTCCTCTTCGGGCATTTCGCCTTCTTTCGCAAGGTCTTTCATCTGAGCAAGAGTCAGGGTATCAAGATGCGTAGCAAACTTCTCACGGTCTGTTGCTTCTTCACCCTCGTTGTCATCTTCTTCCTCATCATCGTCCTGAACGGCTGTAGCCTTCTTAGCATAATCCCAGTCGTTAGTGCCCTTTACAAGAGCAGCTGCACACTTCGGTGATACGTCCGCTACTCCGTTAGCATCTATGGAAATACGGCCATCTACAGGCACGATAAGCTCCATGGAAGCTACATTCTGATTTTTTGCTTTAATTTTCATTTTAATTTTACGATTTAAGAAAAAAGGAGTGGGGCAAAGCACCCACCCCTTCTCTCAATTAAACAATTGTTTATCGGTTATTTTACGAACTTGCCGATGTTGATGAAGCGCACCATCTTCTTCGGAGCGTAAAGGAACGGAGTTCCATAAAGCAGCACCATGAAGCGGAATGCAGGAGAAAGAACAGCCAAATCCATCTTCATCAGAGGAGCAAGCTGAGCGAACTCAACTACTTCGTTATCGAACTGGAACAGAGCAGACTGGTCGCAGTCAGGCAAGAAGCGGTTCATATCACGAATGATACCAGGTGCTCCACCGTCATAACCACGGGTCAAGTCGTCCAGAGAAACGTCAAACAGCGGGAAGAACTCACCAGTAGCAGAGCCACCGACTTTGGTACGATAGATACGGTAAGCAGTTGCTTTGTTTACACCGCCTCCATCAGCAAACTTCAGGTCAATAGCACCATTGGCAACGGCAGCAACAGCGGTGTTATAGATTGCCATATCAGACTCACCGAAGCGGTTGATAGCAACTACACCATAGAATACGTTACCAGCATCGGTTGAAGCCCATTTGCTACCAGCAATACCGTTCTGAACGGCAGCAGCAGTCGTTGCATCCCATATAGGCTTGTTCGGAGCTTTCTGAGAGTTGGCAGGACTTGCGGCAGTTTTGCTCGGAAGTTTCTTGAAGAATACGTCATGGTTCAAACCAATCTGTCCAAACTGAGAGTCAAATGCCTGAACCCTCTGTCCCATAATACCGTTGCTCAAGCTCGGAGTATTCGGAACAATGAACTTGTTACCATAGAAGTTCTTCACGAAAGAAGAAAGTACTGCGGGTGGCCCATAAAGCTGGGTACCAAGTCCGTAGTTTTCTACGATAGAGTTGGCAGCCGTTTCAATCGCATCTTCAGTAAGAGCCGAACCACGAAGGTCAACAACCATCTCGGAGTTCATGTAATCGGCATAAGAAGCCCAAGCGTCAGACTGCATCTGCTGAGCCAAGAAGCCGTTGAACTGTTCAGGTACAAGTTTTTCGTTACCGAAGTACAGACCTTGGTTCAAGGTACGCAAAATCCAAAGCGTTCCATCTTTGATAGTACGCTCCATTACGGAACCAATCATTGTGTTTACAAGAGTCATCTGGTGAGTTACGGACTTGGTAACACCAAGGTATTTCACCAACTGAGCTCTACGAACAAAGATTGAATCTTCCTCTTCGGGCAATTCACCTTCTCTGTTCCAGCCACCCCGATTAGCACCATAAGAAGTTTGCTGGTTGTACTCTTCTACGGTATTATACGCAGCCTTTTTAGGAAGGTCTTTCCAAAGGCGAATGTCGCTCTCACGGAAGGTGATATGCTTCAGAGTTTTCTCCAAAGATTCAACCTTCAACGGAGCACCTGACGCAGTAGTCAGGTCGGCAGTTTCACGTCCTGTAATCTGCTCAGCAGCAAGAGCCTTGTTCAGTTGGTCAAGGTTTTCGCTACCATGCATACCAGAGTGGAAACCATCCTGCTGAGCGGCATAGCCGTAATCAGCCAAGTTGATAGATAATCTTTCCATTTTTCGCTTATTATAAAAGTTGTTGTTTATTTAACAATTTCAACGCCATACTCGTTCTTCATTCGAGCAATGATGTTAGCAGGAAGAGCCTTGTTGGCTTCAAACGCTGTACATGCTTTGCTGAACTCGTCATCGAAGCCTTTGGCGAACGTAGCTTGGTCAAGAAGCTCGGCAACAGCATGAGGATTTTTGCTCATAGAAATTGCGTTGCTCTTCACTTTACCCTGACCGCCCTTCGTGATATCAGTATCTTCTGCTTTAGCAAACTGACGTTCTACTGGGCGTGCGGCACTGATAGACTTCGGTGCAGGAACTTCGGAACCAAATGCTTCCAATTTCTCGGACATTACGCTGATAGTCTCATCTTGAGCTTTTACAAGCTCTTTCAACTCGGCATTCTCGTCCATAATGGCGGTAGCCTTCTGAGCAACGTCCTTAACCATAACCCCAAGTGCTTTGATATACTTAGAGTTAATCTGATGAGAAGTGGCAATTGCCTTTTCGATACGGTCAAAACGATTTACACCGTCACCGCCCTTCTTCATCTTTCCTTTCTTTGCCTCTTCAACATCGTCCTCCTCGTCATCTTCCTCTTCGGTTTCGTCTGTGCCGTCATCTCCTACGTCATCAGTTTCATCCTCAGCCTTTGATTTGGACTTTGCTTTTTTGATAGGCTCTTTTTCGGTCTGTCCGCCATTGGCGTCACAACCTTCACCTTTTTCAATATCAGTCGGAGCTACGTCCAGCCCAAGAGCTTCGTATGCCTTGCTGATATCTTCATCGGTTACTTTTGTTTTTTTACCTTTCATACTCGCAATTTTTAATATCAATGAATGAATTTTTTCTGCTTTCTCAATACTTATACCTGGAATGTCTTTGAAAAGCCTTTCGATAACCTCTGCTTTTGAAAAAGTTTGGTTTTTGATTTTCTTGTCCACTGACTCTTTTTTAAGAGCCTTACCAGTTTCAGTATCCAATGCCTTTTCTTCCTCGTCCTCAAAATCGTCATCAATCTCTCCTTTGATGATATTCGCAAAGGTCTTTGGATTTTTAGGCTGGTGGGTGATAGCTACGCCAGTAATGATTGCTTTGACAATCTTTTTATAGTCAGGAGACTTTTTATCATTCGATTTACGTTTCACGACTTTACCCTCAATCGAATAACCCAACCGCCTTGTCTTTGAATCCTTCTCAAGAGTTTCTGCCAACTCCCATACATCACACGCTATTTTACTTGAAGGATAAAGTTCAGTTTCAATGTACAGTCCTTCTGGGCGTATCTCTGCTTTTGTAGGCTCTCCGATAATCGTAGCAGGTTGACCCTTCGCCTGATGGTGCCAGTTCACCATACCGCTTTCAATCAACGGCTTAATATCAAACCCCTTCGGGTCAAGAAATTCCCCATCGCTATCCTCGTCAGATGTAGAAGCAATACCGCCCAACTTCATTACTGGCTCACCAGTAGTCGGGTCAAGGTCTTGCGCCTTCTCCAAAGGACACCAAAAGGTGAATTTATCTTCTAAATTTGTTTTTGCCATATTCCTATAAAATGAAAAGGTCAAAAGTTTTTGTACTCTTGACCTCCCCTATAACTGTCAATTGAAAATTGCTATTGTTCGGACATGGTTCTTTTTATCCAACCGTAAAAAAACTGCTTATTATTTGAGTTCTTCTCGGTGATTGAGATATAATACTTTATTTTCTCCATCCTTCGGGCATTCATGTAATCTTCGTAAGGAATAGTTGTACTCACACTGTCGGCTACGTTCTTCCAAAAGGCTACATCGGCTTCAAGTTCTTTTATCCGTTCCTCATTTAACGTAGGAACTTCAACGTACACGGTATCAGGCATAACCTGAACAGGCTCCGAAGGTGATTGACCTCTCGTACCACAGCTAACCATTAATGCCGTTAGCAAGCATATAAATAATGTTTTCATACTACTGAATTCAATTTCGTTAATAACTCGTTGCTCATCTTCCCAGTTTCCTTCATCTTGAACTGACGCTCGGATAACTTTATGGACGTAGCTGGCCCCATGTTGACCGCTGTATCGTACATATCGTTGGCAACCTCTTGTTTGTTGATTTTGTCACCCCATACTGGGTTCCAATAGTTACTCCGATAAAGGTCAAGTTTCAATTTCTCCAATTCAGGAGTAGTGATGACCTGATTATGTTTCTTATTCGGAATAGCATCCAAAATTTTCCAACCTGCCCAATTTGGGTTAGCTACTCGGCTGATACCGCTCCAAGTTTCTCCTCCCGCATCGCCAGGTGTTTTTGTATAGACGTTTTTGCCCTCAAACTTTTCTGTTCGTTTATAGGCTACATTAAAATCTGCCATCTTACTTAATTGTTAGTTGTGAAAAATCAATACAATCTCGGTTGAGCCAATTCATGAGCTTATCCGATTTATCAGAATTGCTGAGCTTCATGAAATCATCCGCCGTGATATTATACTCGGATAGATATTTTTTGAAGCCTTCTTCCAATAGAGCAATCCTGTTTCCCTTCTCCGTTACTTTTTGAAACTCCTCGCTCAAGTCCTCTATCTTTTCTGTACTCTGAATTGCTTCGTTGTATAGAGCAATCTGATAAGGTTCAAGAAGCGGAAATTTGCCTTTGAACGGAATTATTTGAGAAGGTTTTTTCAGTCCAACATATTTGACGGCTCTGCCTCCTACTATTGATACAAGTCTTTCTCTTTCCATGACTTACTTTTTAACAATTACTTTACTACGGTTGAGAATAATCATGAACGAATTTGGTCCACCGTTTCCGTGAGGCTCGACAATAGCGTCATATCCTTTCAACGCTGCGTATGTTCCAATAGCTTCTTTGCTTCCTCCTCTGACTGACTCGTAGATGCCCGAAATAATGTCCCCATTTGGGTCTTTCGTTTTCTTCAAGTCCGCCATCTCCGAAGTTTTGACATTCAATTCGTTCTTTGTTACTCTTATGTCTGATTGTAAGTTAGTAACCTTGTCGCCAATGTGCTCAAGCTCCTTCGCTACCTTCTTATTGATAACACCGTAGTGTTCTTTCATCATCCAATCTTGGAAGCGTTTCAAAGGATAGTTGTATGCTTTGCTAAAAGCATTCTTGCGTTTAATGGCGTTGTTCTCCCATTGGAAACGACTCAACATAAACTTCTCTTTACTGTTAGGCAAAGTGAATACATATACATCCGTTCCTTTCCCTTTCTCGGTTACTGTACCGCCATTCTTCTTAACCCAATCAAACATCTTCTTCTCAACGAAGTCCTCAAACGTAGGATAGTCTGGGTCACCGTTATCGTTCAGCTTTCCCCAATCGGTATTATCAATTTCAAGTTGGGACATTACAAGCGTATCTTCGTCCCAGTGCATCTTTTCTTTGATTTCCTTCTCGGTCTTATCCGTTATGTTATTGAGGTCATCCTGCTGTTTCTTCAGTTGGGTGTTTAGGCTATCAATCTCAAGCTGCTTCGCATCAACGGCTGCTTTGTCAAAGGTTACCAAACTGAGTATTTCCTTCTTCAAATCGGGAACCAAAGCGACTTTTGCCGAAGGGTCAAGAACGCATTCAAGTATTTCTCCCGAACGTCCAGCATAACTCCTCGCAGCGTTGTAAGCATCAGACTTCTTATATGTCGTTTGAGTATTGCTCTTGTCGTGGTCTCCGTCATTTACGTGAGCATAGATACCAGAGCCGTGAATACCAATAGTCCCATAGAAACAATTATCATTGTACTTGAAATCATCGGCATAATACTCCGCATCGTGTCCTCCTCCGTCCGATAGTCCACGGAACATTTGATATTTCGATTGCTTAACAGCGTTCCAATATTCCGCTTCATCTACTACGTTTGGACGGGCAGTAAAACCTCGTTCAGCACATATCGTACTTAATAGCTCCCAACCTACAGTATAATTTGTAGCATTGAGTTTACGCCAATAATCGGAGCCTGATTGACCCTTCCATATAGCGTCCAACTCATCATCGGATAACTCCCGATACATATCAGCATCACTCTTGAGCTTTCTCGGCAATACCTTCTTGTTCTTCTTCGCAAGTTTCGCTTCCAAATCGTTCTTAATACGCTCCAAATCTTTGAAACGCTTTTTGAACGTATCGGACATTGCTGGATAGTCGCTCTCATCCAAGAAGTTGATTACATCGTCTTTCTTTTTCAGTACCTCGTCAATCTGATTGATATAGTCCTGAGTAGAAAGATTAGCAACAACCGATGGATTGTACTTCTGCATTGAGGAAAAGTCGTCAACGCTATCTCCAAAGGTTTTCTTGCTGCCTTGCGCACGATAGTTCAACGCTCCTCCGTTATCTACACGTACAATTCTGCCTGCTGAATCTACCAAACAGTTGTCGTTCTGATAAACATCCCAGTTAGCTAAAAGAGCATCAACGACAAAACCTTTGGCCATATCATCGTAGTTCTTTGAAGTAGGAGCTTTGGCCAAAGGTATGAACTTCGATAGCATCACCGCTTCTCCGTTCTCCTCATAAAGCTCAAAGTCAGGAACTCTTTGTCCAAGAAGGTCATACAACTGGTTAGTCAAATACTCGGTACGAACGTGGTCACTGGAAGTGTTCGTTCCTTTCTTCATCACGTATTGATTGCCCGTAGCGTCCTCTACCAATTGAGCCCCAGTGCTACCTCCTAACTTCTTAACGACTTTCAAAGTGCTTAAATCGGTTGGAAATAGCTCGTTGATATATTTCTGCTTTGCTTGAGCCTTTGTATCATCTACTTGCTTACCAACCTTCTTCTTGCCCTTGAATACTCGCCAATCATACTTAGTCTTAGCACCAGGTGTTGCGGTATAAATATACATTACTCCATCGACAACCTTCGTTTGACCAGGAACTACTGCCTTACAAATTTCTTCATCAGGCTCTATTCCATTGAGGTGGTCGTACAAAGACTTTGCGACGTTTACATGATAATCATAGTCGTCAAGAAAATCATCAGACTTTATCTTGTAAGCATCGCAAGCCTTAATCAGAAGGTCATCGGGAACTACGCCCTCAGAATTTTTGAGGGCAATAGTTTCCAACGCTTTCTTTATGTCTTCCATTGTTATTTACCAAATAGAATTGTTTCTGCTTTCTGTAAGTCCATGTCTTCTTCTCCGAAGTTGAGAACATCCTCAGCTTTCCAAGTATCAGGCAACAAGTCCTCTTTACCAAGAGCCTTTGCCCTTTTCTTAATCCATGCTTTGGCTTTGTCTGGGTCTTTCGCCCTGCCGACAGCCTGAATTGCGTTCTTCAAGTCCGAAGTGTTACGGATAGGGAATGAACCGTCAGGCATTGCTTCTTTCTTCTTAGCAAGTTTCTTGCGTTCCTTCTCGGAGAAGTCAGCCTTGAAAATATCGGTATCATCCTCATCAAACAGAACTTCCTCCGCTTTCTCTACATCGTCAATCTCCTCTTCAGGCTCGTCAACAGTGTAATCAACTCCATCATCTTCAGGACACTCACTCTTTTCAAACAAAACCTCTTCGGCTTTCAGTAGTTCATCGCTCGGCTCTACGCCACCGAAGTCATTCATTGCTGCCTTCGTAAGCACTCCCAGAGCAACTTCCTTCCAGTCCTTATTCTTATTACCGATAAGGGCAGCAAATGCTGGATTAGAGCGTTTCTCATTTGCCTTATCAACTTTACGTTTGTTGGTAAGTATTTCTTGGAATGTACGTGTGGTGAACTGAGAAGGGTCAATGTTCTTTTGGTTCTTCTTAATAAGGTTCATGATTTCATCACGTTCCTTCTTATCCGCTGCTTCATCGTCAAGTCTCGGAGCTGATGGAAACTCATAATCTTGGTAACGGCTTTCCATTACTTCGATAGTTTCAGGCACCGTCATATAGATTTCAGATACCATCATAGCACGACTTATGATTGCCTTTGTATCCTCGCTTTCAGATAACTGAGCAAGGTCTTTGTTCGTCATGATGATAATACGTCCTGTGAACTCAAAGTTCTGCTTAACGTCATCAGGGTCACCAACGACACGTCTGCCTGTTGTAGCAGTAGCCTTCTTCATAACGCTCGCACAATCAGCTCGCTTCAACACTTTGTCGTTATCATCGAATACAATGATTTTGCCGTTGTGAGCTTTGAGGATATTAAGCAGCTGCTTTCCCGAATTAACGTCAGGAGCCTCAAATATATCGTAGTCTCCATCACCTGGTGAGTCTCCTTCTTCAAACGGCTTCATGTTCAACAGTTCCGCCATTTTGTTGAATCCGTATGACTTACCGATACCAGCACCGCCCGCAGAAATCATGAAGCGTTGCTCATCGTTATCCAAGAACTCCAAATATTGTTCGTTCAAGTCTTGTACGACTTCTACTGGATTTTTGTAGTCCTTTTCTTTCTTCTTCATCTTGTAAACAAACTGGTCGTACTTGATACGTCCTTCTTTTGTCTTCAAGTTGAACATCTTTTTAACACGGTCATCGTTTCGGTCAAGATACCATTTTTCAGTTATCTTGTTACCATCCGTACCTCCGTCAGAGTCATCGTCAATATCTACGGTTGCGTCATCATTGGTATCTGCTACTACATCCTCACCATCGTCTCCCGAAGTAGAAGTGTTCGCACCGCCCTTACCTGTCATTTTCATGAGCTGAGCAAGCGTTCCTGAAGTATCAACCTGCGACATATCAAACCCTCTTTGCTCCAAAGCGTCATACGCTATCTTTCGCATCTGAGCGTTTCCGTTCTTGCTATTAGCTACTTTGAGAAGGTTATCGTCAGAAGTCTTTTGAGCCCAAACCAATAATTGCTGAGAGTTCATAGGCTTCCCAGCTTTCGCTTTCGCTTTCGCTTTCGCTCCTGCTATTTGAGATGCAGAAGGCTTTGAAGGAGTTTTCTTGGTTGTATCATCCTCTCCTCCCGAAGATGAACCGTCACCCGATTGCTGTGCTTTCTTGCCTTTGATTGGACGCCAGTCGAACTTGCCAGGCTTATACTCTGTCCAAACCCATTTACCGTTCGGGTGGGTATCGCCAACCTGACGGCTCACAGCCTTTTCAATTGTTTCTTCTTTCTTTGCCATAATACCTTATGTTTATTTTTACATGATTGACATTATGATAAAGATAATAACTGCGTCAATCGGTTTCCCACTCAATAGGAAGTTCAATATGATAAAAGTCCTCCATGATTTCGTGAGTTATCTTCTTTACATTCGGTGAATCTTTGCCCTTGTCAAGTTCTTTCTTAACCAGCTTTCTTCCTCCTTTAACCAATCTTATAATTTCTTCAGCATTCTTAGTAGCATTGAATAATTCATGCACTAATTCAAAATTGTATTTTGTATCTTTCAAGAACTTAGCAGGAGACATCTTAGCAGCTTTCTTTAATGCTGAAGCAAATTCTTTCGGAGTAGCATCCCACGGAATAATGATTGCTCTGACGTTCTCGAACAGTGGGTCATATATTTCCTTCCCTTCTACCTTCGCCAGTCCTCTATAATCACGCAAAACAGGATAAGCACCGCATAACATAGCTTCGATAATAAAACCGTTAATATGGGTGCGACAGTAACGTGCATAATGTTCAGCCCAAGATGGGTCAATAGCAAACTTCGTATTTTTCAAAGTATCTATAACCTCACCGCCCGACATCTGACCCATATACTCCATTCCAAATTTCTCGGCTCTATCCCAAAGAGAAAGTTTGCCGTCAAGTTTCTTCGGAAGGTCTGGGTCACGCTTCGTAGTACACATATAGTTACTCTTTGTTTTCGTCTCACTGGTCATATAGTTATATTCTATGCCTGTTCCAGCAATCTTTACTTTGAAACGTTCCTCCTCTCCCTTCTGAATATATGGAACAGCAGCAATCAACTCCTCCATATGCTTCATAGACTTAAACATATGAGCAGCAAAAAAGTCCTCCTTGCGTTTATTCATCATCTTCACAGGCATCTTAGCTCCTCTGGGTAGGTATCGTGGATTCAATAACAAACTTCTCGGAATACCTATTTCAGAACAGCATTGATAGGCAGCTAAATGAGCACAAGCCATAAACATTATCTTATCTTTCAGAGCCGATATATTGGAAGCTCTTACATTGAAATAAGCATCGTGTACCAAGAACACCTGTTTAATCGAAGAAGGAAGGTCAAAGAACTTATGCCAAAAATCGAACTCCACGCCCTTCTTATTCCAAGCAGAACTTTTCGTGGGCATGAAATTCCAAAGAATTATATCAGCATCCTTTACCAACTCCTTCCATCTCTCAACCGCATTCTTCTCATATACTCCGATACGGTTACTTGGAGGCAAGAAATATCCGTAATAGTTATTGCGCCAATAACCTGTTACTTCATCTTTCTCGTAACCTCCTGCTTGAGAATGAAACTTAATCTTGCGTTGATGTTCTCCGCTTTCAAACTCTTTCACTTTCTTGTTATAAGCGTTCTGGGTAGTAGAAGCAGGAGTCATTTGAGCAACGTCCACTTCGTGTCCCAAATCTCGGAACGCTTTTAGCATACTGGCAACGTATTCTACAATACCGCCATATTTCGCTATCTGAAAATCAGCAATAAATATCTTCATAATCAAAATGGTAATTCGTCAATATCCCTCACATAAATCTCTTCGGGTAGTTCTTTCTTAATGTAACCCTGTTCATAAAATTGTAAGCCTGATTGACTACGATAGAACTTGGACGCCAATTTCCATTTTACTTCATGAAATTCTTGTACTGGTACGGAACGTTTCAGAGTGTATTCTTGCTTTTGTTTCTCTACTTGAGGTTGAGAACGTCTTTTGTAGGAGTGCGGAAACTCCCGATAATACTCCATGTAACTCAACGCTCCTTGTAAAGTCTCCCGAACGAAAAGATGAAATGGGTGACCAACTCCCCAAGGAGCTACCACCGTGTACCCTTTGTTCTTTTTCAAGAACTTCCTAACCCAATTTACAAGCGTTTCCTCAATCTCGTTCAGCGTTTCCCTCCCGAAGTATTCATTCAGATGTTTATACGTTGCTTCCACTGTTACTTCTTTGTAATTCTTATGGAACTCGTAATAACTCTCATCGTGAAAATCCAGTCCAAGATGATGGAAAGGAATATTGAGAAAATCAAACAATTTTTCATCCTCCGCTATTCTCTTTGGGTCATTCTCTACAGTCAACACCTGAACCTCGTATTGAGGAAGGAACAAAAGGTGAGAACAACAAAAGAGAATATCATCGCTATGCGGCTGGATGAGTAACAATTTTTCAGTTTTCATTTACAATCTTATTTCGATACTTTTATATTCAACTTCACTCCTTTTAACTTTGGATTATTGGAAGTTTTCTTGATAGGTTTGGTGAAGGCTCTCAGCTCTGCATCCCAAGCAAAACCTGCTTTCTTGTGATTTATCGTACAACGACAATAAGGGTGAGTTGGTGAAATAGTCGGCTTCCACTCCTTAACCTTTCGCCCGATATTGTTACCATTAGCAATAATATCTTTGAGCTTGAAAACAATTGGCTCACTGTCTGGGTCTTCAGGGTCAGTCAAGTAAAGCTCCCGACAACGCTGACAAGCACCTGGGTAAACATCGAAATAAACCTCAGCATCAGCTCCGTACTCTTTCAAGATACTCTGCGCACGCCCTGAATTATAGGCTTCGTGTGTAAGATAGTAAGCAATTCTCAACCAATCAACTTCCCAATCCTGAGAAGTCTCGGCAAGGTCTGCCGCAAGTCCTCTCGCTCCCATACGGAGTTCAACGGCTTTGATAGTCTTTTGCTTAATCATATTCTGAACTACCAAAGATTGCTGTTGATTATTTCTCAATACTACGTTACTCAACCCAGTCCTCATTCGGTTTCCTAAACTGGTGATGTCGGTGTATGCTCTATTCTTTACGGTTTGAAGGGCAAACTCCTCTTCTTCGGTAAGCGGTATGAAATTACCCGAAGCAAGAAACTTCTGAAACTGAGCATAAGTCATTTTCTTTGCTCTCGCATCCCCGATAGCCTCAGCCAATATACCGAAAAGGAATGCGTGCTCAATTACTCCTTTCTTGTTCTTATACTTATCAAGATTGATTCCAGCAGCAATCAGTATATCCTTATCCGATTGAGAAAGATAATCCAATCCTAACTGACCTGCTATGAATACCAATTCGTACCTTTTGAGAATTGATAACATATCTTGTATCTGTCCTTGATTGAAAATCATATGTCTCCTAAATTTGTATAATGTTTCCAAAACGTTCTTAACTCGTCTTTTGCCGAAGCGAACTCAAGCATGAACGTATGTCCGATAATTTTGAACACCTTCGATAGATAGTACAATACATGTCCTACCCAAAAGAATGTTACCAAATAAAGAACGGTAATGACTACGGTCAATAACCATTTACCAAAGTATTTAATCTTTTTCATTTCTTCTCCTCCTTAGTTTCTTTAATAGCAGAAGCAGTTGCTTGAGCCATATATTTCAGGACTTCTGCAACTGCATTTGCGGTATTTTCATTCCAAGACTTCACAAAAGCATTTTCATACTCGGTAACGACTGGGAATGGAGAAGGAATGAAATGACTATGTTTTGTCTCCTTCTTTGCCATATGCTAAAATTTTATTCCAAAATCAATTGTATATCCGTATCGGTCATCCAGCCTTATTCCCGAAAGTCCAATAATGTACTTATTTTTGATATCAAGTCCAAATTGTAGCTTATTCGTTCGGAAGTCGGCTGACGTACCTAACATTGCCCACGGTTGTAACGTAGGAACTTTGTATATGACTTCTCTTTCCGTAACCGTTCGGATATTCGGCTGAATAAAAGAAGTGGCAGAAATGAGCTTATTTTGACTCACCAAAGCATCAACCTTAAATGTACCCAAACTATCATTAGAAAAGTCCAAAGCATACTTTCTGTCCAAATAATAATCTTGCCATATAGCAAATAACGCAGCTGTATCCGTAGGAACAAAGACTGGACGGTCAACGGGAACTTTGACTTCATAAGGAACTGGACGGTCAATTGTATCTCTTACAATGTCTCCCTTTACCCATTTGACCTCAACAATCCTTTTCGGTTGCGGTAGTTCTACACTTGACCTGCCCCAAAAGTAACCTATCAATAACGCTATGCCTATTGCAATAAGTACTCCGATAGATATGGTTATGCTTTTATTCATTTTGTCTTTAATCTTTGTTCGTAAGAAGCAACCAAATTTTCAAGTTGCGAAATACGTTGTTTGTACTCGTGCTCACGCTTCTGACTTTCTTCCTCAAAACTACGATACTGTTCCATGAGCTTGTCATATTTCATCTTTTCAAGCTCTCGTTGTTTATCGTAGTCACTTCTCATCTCATTTAACTCTGTGCGGAAAGACTTAACAATTTCATTGCTTAATTTTCTTTCATTTTGGTACTCGTTATACAATGTATCATATCTCTCCTTCCACCAGCTGTCTTTGTTTTCAACCTCTTTCTGAAGAACGTCATAACGCTTCTTCCAAAAGTCATCGCCTTTCATATCGGCTTCTGCTGAAGCAGTCCTTACTTCCTGCTCATACTTCTTCCTGTCCAGTATCTTAGAAATTACAGCAAAGCCAATACCGCCTGCTCCAAACAACAAAGATATAAGCCCAAACAGATTTTCAGATAACCATTCCATGCCTTTTTTACTTATTTACTTTGTTAGTTTTTAATTTAGCAAGTTTTACCCTCTTTCTGTAATCTTCTGTATTATAATCAGAACGAAGACACCTTACAATCTCATCTGCGAAAAGCTGAATGACTTTATCATATACAACGTAGAACTCTTCACGGTCGGAGTCATTGGTGTACGTGCACAAATAAAATATCGCTTTCGTAGAAGAACTCACTTTGTTGAAAAACTTGAACCATTCTCGGTCGTGAGAATCAACAAACTGAAAGTCTCTCCACTTCGTTATCGGAGTTAAAACGTCATAGGCGTTTGATAAATTGTAGGCAAAGTCTCTGCCTATGTAAGAACAATTTTTATTCAGCGTCAACCCTGCTCCTTTCTGTCCATCCCGATAGAAATCAAAAGCAAGTGCTATCCCATACGTTTTATGCTTGCGGAAGAAGTTAAATACATCATACGAACTATCTACCACAACTTCAACGTTTCGTTTCCGTAGCTCCTTTGCGAGTGCTTTCTTGAACTCGTTAGCAGGCTTATCGAAGCGTTTGGACGTTAAATAAACTATCTTACACATGGCTATTATTTTTGCGTCATTTCTCTTATTGTTCCGCTGTTTGGTAAAAGAGCTTCTAAACGATTGATTTCATCACGTATTGACTGTCTTTCTTTTATAAACTCTTCTTCATCAGTTTGACTGTATGTTTCATCTTTGTTGGCTAATTTAGCTTCATATATTTTGATTACTTTATAATCTCCTTCTGATAACTTCTCCTTCAAAGATTTTATTTTTTCGTTTATCTTGCCCACATCTTTTTTTACCACCTCCCATTTTTGCAAAATTGATTCACCTTCTTCAATGTAATACGGTCTTACTGAATCTGTATCATCAATTTCACCGAAAAATTCTGAAGGAACATATTCTTTGAAAACTGAAAGTTCATCAAGTTTGTTTTTATAATTATCTTCCAATTCTTTGCGAAGAATAATTTTAATCAAATCGCTTTCCGTTCTCTTTTCTTCTTTTTTAGCAAGAATAGGTTTTATGAACTCATCGCCAATTTCTTTTTCTTGCAAAGTAGCCTTATAAAGATTATCAGCTTTTTGTTTTTCTATGTCGTAATCAATCACTTTGACTGAATAACGGCTTATAATTTTTGCTTTCATATTTATCTGCTCCAACGTTCAAATACCCACATTCCCCATTTATAACCAGGGTCAGTAGCAATATTAGGATTAAATACAAAAATTCCACAGCTTCTTGCAGAACCAATATTCACTGAATCTACATTAGTATTATCGCAAATTCTACGTCCATTTCCATGTACCGCAACATTAGCAGAGTTCACTTGATTTACAATAATCAATTGTCCATCATGCGGGTCAGCTGGCAAAAATACGTTTTTATTTTCGCTGTTTGTGCAGCTAACAAAAGAACAATCGGTATCCAAGTAAAGGTCAGTGGACGATAAATGAATAAGTCCAAGAGACAACCCTCCAGCTTTGAAATTAGCAAAATAAGCATCAAATACTTGATACCCCCCCGAAGGAGTTAAACCGTTCCAATTACAAACAGCTGATAAAGCGGAAATGATACCTAATGAAGCGTATCCAGGTGCTGTTGAAATCGCTCTACCTCTATACAAAGCAGAAGCTCCTCCGTAAACATTACTTAAACCGCTTTTTTCATAAGCAGGAATATCAAAAATTTGCTGTGTTTGTGATTGAAAATCTAAACCATCTCCATTAGCTACCAATCCATAATTATTTGAATCCTTTATACTCAAACCAGAAGATGAACTCAGAGAAACATTATGTCCACTTGTACCATCTCTATAAAAAGAAAGAATTGCAGAAGCTAAATTGAAAATAGTTCTACTTGTACCGCCCGAAGTAGTTGCCTTTGAACGCACTTGACCGTTCGATATAGTACCAATCTGATTCAGTTTTCCGATAGCCTTCGCAAATGCTTCGTCAAGACTATCCCCACCTGCTACATCGGCTATGGTTCCTGCATAGTCCTTCGGAGTCCAATCAGGTGATAGTTTACTGCCCGTACCAGCATTCTTTAACCAGTACTGTATCTTTCTGAGCGCAGAGTCAACAGTATCATTGTTATTGACGTATTCTGGTTGTACGGCATCAGTGAAGTCTTGAGATACTCGAATACCAGTTGCATACTTGAAACGTGTGATGTATCTCTGAAACTTAGACAAGATTGTTAACAAGCTGTCTCCTTTTGCTGCATCGGTAGGCTCTCCTCCTGTTTCTAACGCAGGAGACTTTTTGGCGTAGATAGCCGTATCAGACGTTGCATCAGTTATTGCTTTGTTAGCATTATCTATAATCTGTTGATTTGCTTTACCTACGTTTGCTATGTCTTGATTGACCTTCTGCATATCCGTATCGTAGGTGTCTTTGGCAACAACTCCTCCTTTCTTATCCAGCTGAGCTTTCAAAGCATCACCGAAATTAAAGAAGAAGCCTCCATTCCAACTGATTGAGTTACCAGTTACCTTCGATAAGAAAGAAGACAACCGATACTTAGCAAGGCTCCAAACGTTGTTACGCTGAACCTTACCCATGATGTAATCATCAGCAGTAAAGTCGGGAACCATTTCTTTGAATTGGAATACCAGCTTTTTGTTTACCGTATCGAATACACCCGCAACGTCATCAACCAAAAGGTTAGAAGAAGTTACATGATATTGAATATTGGTACCCAAATCGTCAATCAGGATATTACCCAACTCATCATCATACTGCACTTTGGTCGTTGTGATAGCAAGAGCCAAAGCATTTCCTTTATCCTTGATTTGGAAATACTGACCGATAGACAGACCGACATTCTTTGCGATGTTTACCAACTCGGAATAAGTAATCAATGAGATAACGTTCTGGTCAAGAACTACCCACTGACTCAATCCTGGGTCGTATATCTTATGCCGCATCTGACTCGGAGTATTATCATACCAAATCAGAATTATATTTTCAGGTGGAGTGTTGCCGATATATACACCAGCAACCTGCCCCAAATTTTTAGTATTCCCTGCCATAATCTATTATCTTGAATAGTTATAAGTAGCACGTTCACTCCAAGCTGAGATGAAGTCCATTGTTCCTTGAGCGTACTCTCTCTTGGTAACAGTTCCGTCCTTCGTCTCTTTCATGATACGCCAACCGTTATCGGTTTCAGCAGTTCCCATAGGTGCCCAACCGTAATACTTTTCATCTGCCGAAACTTCGTCAATGAAAGGTTCAGGCAAATACTCGCTAAACGTGCGCACTATTGGCGCATCTTTCTTAGTTACTTCCATTTTCTTCGTTATTTAGAAAGTTATCAAATGCTTTTACAAACGTTTCTCTCAGTCCACCCTTATTAGTGTCCTCCTCGTCATTTTCTTCGGCATACAAGTCAAAAGGATTTTGCTCCTCATCTTCCTCTTCTGCGTCAGGCTCCTCTCCTTTCTTCTCGGAACTCGGTTTGATGTTTCCGTTATCATCCATCTCCATTCCTTGACCGCCTTGTTTAGCCATCATCTCCGCATTCTTGTTCTGAATAAGAGTAGCATTGGTCGGTACGTCTCCGAACTCAAGCGGTTTCATCTCGTATTTCTCACGTGCTTCGTTTACGGTCATGAAGCTGCCTACTTTCTTGATGTCCATATCAAGCTCTTCTTCGATAGTCAAGCCGTTCAAACCTACGAATACAAGTTCAAAATCAGGATTGATTTGCTCAATGATATATTTGTTGATTTTCCTCTGAAGGAATTTCAGAAGTGGATACAAACCCTTGTCTTTGGAATGTTTCAGGCGTTGTTCCTGACTTCCTTCAAACAATCCTCCGTTCCCCGAAGAACGGCTGATGTCCCATCCTATCTCGGAAGGGTCAATTGAATATATGGCACAAGATAGTTTGATAAGATATTCCATCCAAGAACTATACTCCATATCACGGTTGTTCTTCTGAAGGTCTATCCAATCCACGTCCGCTTCCACGACAGGAGTTTTCCAAGACTGCATTACTCCTGTAATCATGGACTGCCACTGTTGTTTGAATTGCTGAAGTGCTGCTTCGTTGTTTGTTCCCTTAATACGCAATAAACCTTTCGGAGCTGAACCTTGACTGAAGAAACGTCTATTGTATTCATCTCCCCAAAGCATACTTGTTACAACGTTGATAAGCTCTTCAAGCTCGGAACAACCGTAACCATTTGCGTATATAGAAGTAGAAGGATTGCGAACTCCAAAACAAAGCTCCCATGGATAGAACTCGTTGACTTTGACGTTCTGATACACCTGAACGTAAGCAGGATAATAGCCGTGAACCTTTGGTCCAAAATCGTTCCTATCTGCCCATACATTCGCTCCGTTTCTTTGAAAGAAAACATTATCATAATCTTTATCAAAGTATGAATCAGCCATACGAAAAGTAGCAGCATCAGTAGCCATAAAACTCTCCAACTGACCTCTACGATTGCGAATACACTCAAAGGTTAATTGGTCGTAAGTCAATGAATCATCGACAATCTTTCTGATAAAAGTATCGAAGTCGTCATGTTCCCATTCACTCACGTTTCCTCCCTTCAAGATGAATTCAGTAATAGCATAAGCAATTTTCTTATCTTTGTTATCCATCTTTTGTTCAATACCAAATTTTGGTTTCTTTCGGATAACGAAGCCAGTTGAATACTTATTTTCTTGCGGCTCGGCAAAGTCTGCTACTTGATTCTTTCTCGTCTTGATAATTGAATTTATGATAGGTGTCTTCGACATTCTCTTCAACGTAGTGTACGTCAATGAAAACGGCTTATCTTTGTACCCTAAATTGGAATTGAACTCCAATGGGTCAATGAAAAATGCCTTTGCGTTCTGCTCAATCTTAGGCTGAATTTGATTGAACACCTGAGTAGCTTTTATCATGTCCTCTGGTGAGTCTGACCTTAGAGCTTTCTCAAGTGTCCTAAACCTTTTTGCCTTCAACTTCGCTTCTGCAAGAGCAATGGCATCTAACTGTTTAGCATATGAATTACCCATACTATATTGAAATCAATTTTACATTTGAATATCCTATAACTGTAAAATGTGAAACAAAAAGAAAAGGAGAACATTTTTCAATGCCCTCCTCATCATCTTGTTCCTCCGTAAAAAGTTTACTGCTATGAAACTGTGAGTGCTAAAGCAATCGTTTTGTCTTCGGTGCAAGTAAACGCTTCTGGCGCACTTGAAGTCCAAGAAACATTATCAGCAACTTCCCAAGTGTAGTTGTAACCTTCTATTCCTTGAAGCTCTTTCGCTACTCCTGTGTTGAACTCAATCTCATCGCTGATAGGCTCTGCTCCGTCCTTCGTTCCCTTCAACGTAGCCTTCGCTGTAGCAGCTCCCGTGATAGTGGCTGTAACAGTCAGTTTATGAGTTGGAGCACCCATAACGACTACCTGCTCACCTCCGTACATATAGCAATCCAACTCGGCTTGGTATTGTTCACAGAACTCTTGAACTTCGGTCATGGAAGTTACAGTACCGCATTTCCAAGGAATGATTTTCTCAAACTCGGTATCACGAACACCGTCACACCACATAATGGTCAATTTCTCAACCTTATCTTCTACCATATCAACTCTCAAAGTCGCTTTCTTGGTAGCATCGTCTTTTCTTACAAATACAAAATCTCTCATATCTTTGTCGTTTTTAGGAAATTACAACCTCACGAATATCCGTAATACCGTTCATGGTGAATTTGAGCTGCCAAACTCCCTTCGGGTCATCCGCTCCCAAATCTTCCTTACAACCGAACATTACATTTGAGAAGTCTGATATTGTAATCTTCGTTCCCGATACTTCGCCAACCTTTTCAGATGTTCCTCCGAAGGTACAAGCACTTCCATTGTGAGAAATTTCCAAATCAAACGGAGTTGCTAATACAGCCTTCACAGACTTAATGGCCAACCAAGGCAATGAGTCTTTTGAGTCCTCGTATGAATACTGTTCCTGATATTCAGGAGAAACATGTTCACGATAAGACGTTTCATTGAATATCGGAAAGACATCAATTGATAGGAACTTAGGAGTTGCTGCGGCAACGTCCAACTTAGCATCGTCAGGAGACATAGCAACGGCTTCAATACCTGTGTTGTTAGCTACAAATCTTGATATCGTTGAAAGACTGATAACGTTACCGCCCTTGAATTCATTGATTACTCCTTCGATACTTCCCTCAACAGTCATGACGGTGAACATACTTTCGTAATCGTCATACATTGAATCAGTACGCAAGACAATCCTTTCATCGGGTGTAGCCGTTTTGAAAATAACAATTGTTCTCATTATACTTCTATTTTATGAATTAATGTTTGAACTATCTATAACTGTCCAACTTGTTTTCCAGCTTTTGCGTTACCATACTATCAAATAGGATATAACGAATGCCAAGAACGTTATGGACAACAACAGCTTCGTCCAAATACTCATACAAGATAGTATTGTCGTCAAATGTTGTTACCTCAATTCCTTCTCCTCTCTCAATGTCCTCAACCAGCGTATCGAACGCATCAATTGACGCTGCATCGGACATCATGTCTTTCGATAAATACTTCATGTTCTTAACCGAAGTATCAAGCTCAGAAGCCATCAGCTGTAAATCTACCTCCAATGGCTCCTTGAGTTCTTTTATTTTCTTTGAAATTGGCATAGCTTATTTCTTTGTTACCATGAAAACCAAATTCCAATTCTGCTTCATATCTCGCTCCATCTCCTGAACGTCAAAACCGTGTTTCTTGAGATGTTTCCGAAGAGCCTTGAACCGCTTGAAGTCCTCTTTCAAGTCCATGTTCATATCGAAGTTGTACTCAAAGATTATCTGGTCAACATTCCCGAAGTCCGTGCAGTTGATAAGAACTTCCCATTCAGAGCCTTCAATATCAACCTTCATCTTGGTAGGGTTGTACTTCTTCATAACCTCGTTGATATTCACGCACTCAACAGGAACTCGCTTGCGGTTATGTTTTACCAAGAATGAATAATAATACGGAGCTTTACCCAGATAGAAGTCACGTACCTTATCGTCATTACCAACTACGGCTTGTTTGTGGGCAATTACGTTCTTTGCTCCGTTGTCTTCTATATTCGTAGATAGAAATTCATAGTTCACATCTTCAGGTTCAAATACAATGACCTTTTTGACTTTATCGAAGATGTCGCAAGTGAAAGCTCCGATATTACCGCCCAAGTCCAATACAACGTCTTTCTTGGTAAGAGTTAAACCGCCCAAACCTACTGAACGATGAGTGTACTCGCTGCCTTTGAATACAGCATCAACAATATGCTTCTCCGTAGGAAGGTTTGAACGCCACTTCAAAGTCTTGCCATCCTTTTCTGCTACTGCCAACGTGAAGTCGCTCTGTACCTCTCGGAACTCCGAAAGACGTTTCACCTGAGCAATAAGCTTAGTTTGCTTACAGAAGGCTTCAAATTGGCTTATCGTTACGTTGTGAAGTATCGGAGTTTTCTCCAAGTCTATGTTCCAACCTTCGTTCTCCGAAGAGCCTTCACGGTTGATACGCTTTCTCAGCTTCTCCTTTTCTTCTTCGTCCTTTACTATGTTGATTGAAATATCAAACAACCCTCCCTTCTTCTCACGTACACTGAACGCAAGTAAGTTCTGAATAAGAACTTGGGTTGTAGTTTTCTTTTCTACAACCTCAAATTCTTTCTTCTCAAAAAATTCTGTTAATTTCTTGTCCATTGTTATTTTGAAATAATTGATTTGCTTCTCGGTTGAAATTTGCTGCGTTGTTTACCTTCTCCGATAATCATCTTCCAGTATTTTTGGAACTCGCATAGCCACATCTCAATCTGATGAAGAGTTATGTTTGGTTCATCGGCTGTGTAATATTCGCCATCTTCTATGTCCCAATAAAGATACGGAAAACGCTCACCCCTCTCTTCGCCAATCTTTTCAAGCCATTCTGCGGCAAGGTCTCTGAGCCAATAAATAGCAGGTTTCTGTTCCCTGATTGTTGAAAGGCTCGGATAAATAAGCCGTATGCCGATACTGCACCCTGGTCCAACGTTCGTGAAGTCGTTTTGGTCGAACTTCATAAATTGCTGACCTCTGTATCGCTCTATGTATGTGAAGTCCTGATAGAACTCATGAGCAATAAAGTCCGCAACCGCAGGGAAGGTTTTCAGATACTCAATAATATCTTCTGGCTTCTTAGCTTTCATCACCGTAGCAATGAGCTTTCCTACGTTCTTATGCAGGTGAGGAATTACAACCCTCGTATAACAATAATCTCTCGGTTGACCAGGTGTCGCTTGAGAGTTTATCAAGTAAGCGGTTGTATATGGATTTTGACCCGAACTACGAACGCCAGCAATAAAACGGCTGAATTCATCCTCGTCATACTCCTCCCAATCAGGAATACCATTCTTCCATTTCTTGGCTGAAATAAGCTCCTCTGTAGATTGAGCCTGTTTAAGTCCTGATTTGATAGGTGCTCCGAATAGACTGGGTTGGACACTCTTTCCTTTTGGTTCAAATTCAAAAGTCTCAGGATTGTTGAAGAAACGGAAAACCATCATCTTCCAGACCAAGTTCTTTAACGAAAGACTTTCATCAAGAAGAATGTTCTTGATTTGCCATTGACTGTTTCGGTCAAGCTCTCGGTAAACGTTTGTGAACTTTGACTCTTGAAAAATCTTGTTGTCTGTCCAAGGTCTTTCTTTTTTGTCTATGAACCTACGTTTCCAAATCATTTGACGCTCGTACATAGTCTCAAAGAATAATCTCAAATGAGGCTCGTACACTTCCAAGTTTTCATCAGGTAACTTGTCGTACCATGCTGCTTGTTCAAACATAAATTATAAAGTTTTTGTATTTACTCTCATAACAAACTCCCTTCTCGCTTCCACGTTTCCTTTTGCCATTAGTTTCAGCAAAGGAACTTTCTTCATTCTTTTGAAAGGTCGGTGAGTTGCGTTTATTAACCTTGCTTCTCGCACTCCCAAATTACAACGCTGAGGATTGCCGCTGGGATAAAACTTGCCGCATATATTCGCTGATAATAACGGACAGTACCAATTACCGTGAAAGCCTGTTATTTCAAACTTAGTATTACCCCAAACACTGTCTTCTGAATCCTTGACAATGTCTCCTCTCTTAAAGTAACTCCAAACCTTTGGATTATCATTATCTCTTGGCATATCATAACGTTTTACTTAATAACTATGGGAGAAAAATGAAAGGGAACCAAGTTTCACAACTCAATTCCCTCTCCAGCCGCAGTACACCTCCCCACGTTAAAATCTTAATGCCAATACCTGACGTGGAGAAAGTTCAAATTGTTTCTCATCTTTGAGAGTTTTCAAAATCTCGCACGCTTTGATATCAACCTTGATATTGCAGATAGCTCTAACAATATCATTGTACGCCCTACGGCAATTTGCTTGTTCTTGATTTTCGGGCACGTTACCTTTCTTGTCGTTCGCATCTTCGGCTGAAAGAGAACTCATCATTTTTCCTCCGTCATTGCTTGGAACATAGGTTTCTTCCCAATCATAGACTTTGAAGCCGCAGTCCATTTTGATACCGTCCGTCCACCATTTGTCTGGGTCTTTGGTCGGAGCTGTTCCGCAGTTCTTCAACTCTTTCTCAGCTTCTGCTTCCTTTACAGCCAAATCTGCCGTCATAGCAGGCAGCAGAACGGTGTCCACTTGGTCTTTAATCTCCTTACCAGTCTTAGACACTTTAATGTCTCCCTGATAAGATAAAGCATCCATAACATCGGACTTCTCCACGTCCGCTTCTGCAGCAGCTTTCTCAAATGGATTTTCCTCCGATACTTCTTCACCTTTGCGGATTGAATCATCATCCGCCATCAATTCTTGAACGTTTGAGAAACTCCCATAAATACGTCCACGCTGAGCAGCTCTCGCTCCTTGAATCGCTTTGCTAATTTCGTCCATGATTACTCTTTGATATATTTGTTATACAAAACATGAGCAATCCAGCCGACAGCGACACCGATTGCTAAACTCACAACGTTTGAGATTGATACCCAAACAGGAGTGTAGTGCATATACACCAACGCTCCGATAACTACGGCTACAATAATTGCAACCCAAATGATTGTTTTCTTTTTCATATTTATCAATGTTTATTTGATTGCCATACCATAAAAATCTTCTAACGTGTATGCTTTACTATAACTGTATTTATTCTTTTGGTCGTTTACATCGTCAAGCATATTTTCAAGAAGACTCTTGCCGTTCTTAGTCTGATAATCAGTATTGTTATATACAGACAGATTTAACCAAGTCATCTTCAAATTAAATAAGACTTGTCCCAATATATCCTCCTCCTTCATTTTCGTAAACTCGGAGAAACGTTTGGCAATCCATTGAGCCATCGGTACAAGGTCAATATCTTTCGGCTCGTGATAAGGACTGATTGATTCAATGAACTTGTCGAATGCTTTTGGCCCAAACCCTGTTTTGAGCTTCGGTATATTATCAGAAGTATCTCCCATAATAACCTTATACAACAAAACCTCAAATGGCTTCGTAGGTATTACTTGAACATCAGTTTCAAGATACTCATTCCAAAACACCTCTTTCTCTGGAATACAATACATCTTCAAGTTCTTGGAATTGTTGTTAAACAAGGAGACGTTTTTGTTCATGATTTGTCGAATATCGGAATCACCAGTAATTATTACCAGCTCTTCATCTAAACAATACCCGAAGTACAACCCCCATACATACAGAAGGTCATCACCCTCTGCTCCCATGACCCTACTGACGATTAGTCCTTTTCTCCGAAGAAGAGCCTCAAACATATCCAATACGGTCAGGAAATGCTTGTAAAATGGGTCTCTGACCCTCGTAAGAGCGTACTTGTAATCATCGTAGATACTGTAACGCCATGAAGAGCTATCTATCACAAATGCTACTCGTGTTATATCCTTAAACTTCTTCAAGCAAAAGCACATATCCATAATACATTTGCGTATCAATACTTGCTGTTTCTCCTTATCTTGGAGAACTTCTCCCATATCCTGACCCTTATAATAAGTTGAGAAAACGGAGAATGTTTTGTGGAACAAATAGTTACCGTCAAATAATATATTCATGTTTCAAATGTTTTCTTATAATAACTATGGGAGCCATCCCGAAGAACAACCCCCATAATCACAATCAAAGTCATATGGTTTATTTAAGCAATTTCACTCCATCGGCTTGACTCTTCGCTCCCGCACTTACTTGCTTGTGAAGCTCCGTGTTCTTGCCATCCTTATATCCGTAGGCTCTGGCTGAGTCAAAAGTTTCTCTTGTCTTGCGGTGTCCTGCTTTTCCAAACTTATCGGCTACATATTGTTGAACTGCCGTATCGTTACGAACTACCAAAGCATTAACCTTTGCTCCATATTCCAAGTCCTTCGCTTTTTCTCGGTCACTCTCCTCTTTCAGCTTAGCATCCAGCCCAGCTGCACAGCCCATCAAGTAACTTCTCTGATACTTATCCAAACTGATAGGTTTCATAGCATACTCCATGGTTTTCTTATATTCTTTGAAGCGTTGTTTTGAGAACGCTACGAAACGTTCAGATAACATTTCACGCAACCACTTAACGGTTTCCAAGTTTTCCTTCTTGCCTACAAGCAATAAAGTCTTGTATGATTTACCGTATATAAAACAACGGCAGAAGTTCCATTTACAAAGAACGTACACCAAGCGTTGTTCCCATTCTCCTCCGATACTCTTGTAAGTGAACCCTGATGCAGTCTCGTGAAATACCAAGTCTTGTTTCTTCTGCTCGTCAGTTCCTACTTCGTCCATTGACAAGTTGTACTGGGTAAGAAGTCTTTGTATAGCCGCAGCAGCTGCGTTTGCTTCTCCTTCGGAGTTGATAGCTTTTGCACCTTCGTACAACGCTTTCAGTTTTCTCAACTTTCCTAATACTTTGTCTAAATCTTGATTTGTTGCTTCCATATCTTTGAAATTTACTGTTTGATTTACAATCTTTATTTACAATTACACTACGAAGGTACGGAGTATTTTTGAAACGGCAAAATAAAAAGCGAAAAATCTTTGTAAAATTCTCGCTTTTTAACTTTTCGCCACAAATTTAACTCTCCGCATCAGCTTTTCCGCAATCAATTCTTAAATTTTCCAAACTGATTGAACCGTCCTCAATTGTTATGTCCGCTTGTAACTCGCTTAACAATCTTGATACTGGCTCTGCGAAATCATCCACTTGATTCTCGGAAGAGAATACAGCCTGCTTCATCAGCCTGATAAATTCAGCTGATTGTTCCTTCGTAACCTTTAATTTCAAACCTACTACTGCCATAATACAAATTTCTTAAACTTAGATATTTATGTCTGTTTATGCTACGAAGTCCTGAATGAATCCAAGAAAATGTTTTGCTCTTGTATAAGCTACATAAACCAAGTTTCTTTCTTGTTCCGCCATCCAAGGAACGGTCATACAATATTTCAAATACAATTTATCCTCACATATGATGAATACTCGGTCGCTCTCTAAACCTTTTGACTTGTGTATCGTACTCAAACAAATACCGTTCTTGTTATCATCGGAGAAAATCATGTCTATGCGGTCAATGACTTCTTGGGAAGTTACCAACCCTTCTGATAGAACTTCGATTGCTCTCAACTTGTCCTCGTAGTTCTTATACATTTCATGTTCCTTCGCTTCAGCTTCGGTGCATCCCTGCTTTGCTACCACCTTTCCGATTATCCGTGATAATTCCCTTTCAAGTCTCTCCATTACGTCCTTAATCTGCTTGCGATTGGTTTTCTTTATCATGTTAATAAGATTGGTTCCAATATCTCTTCCTTTCACATACGCTTTCACTCCTCTCCCGATATATTGCATACACAATTTAACCAACGGAGCTGAAACCCTACAAAGTATCATGTCGCCATCCTTAACATCTGCCATAACGCTCTCCCGACTAACTACACCTGCTGGCGCACCTGCTCTTGCTTCTATCTGAGGCACTATCTCTTTGGCCATTCCGATTATATCTCCATCGCAACGGTAACATACGGATAAAGGAAGTTTCACGGTGTGCGGAAGTCTCTTCAAAAGGTTGAAACTTTCAACATCCGCTCCAGCAAAACCATAGATTGCCTGACGTGGGTCTCCAACCGCTACAAATCGTCCATTCGGTTTCAAGCATTTCAAGAACAAGTTTCTTTGAGCGGCATTAAGGTCTTGACACTCGTCTATAAATACCCAATCATATTGGAACATCTTTATCTGTTTGACGTTCGGGAAGTATATCATGTCTGTAAAATCTATGACTTGCGTTTCCCTTTCGCCCCAATTGATACCCTTAATAGCAATATCAACTTCGTTATCTTCCAAATCAATGTTATGTTTCCAAGCCAACTCTTCCAATTCCTTCTCGGACTTAACCAAGTTTACTCTACCAAGGTCAATGAGCTTCAAGATATTTTGTTTCCACGTATTCATCTGTTCAGGTAACAAGTCAGACTTCGGAGAAAGGGAAGAGTATTTGATACCATTATTAACCCAAGCCGTATATTTATCAACCTGAAGCTGAGAGTTCAAAGCTCGCATAGTTGCCGAAGCTCCCAAACTATGTAGCGTTTTAATATCTACATTGTTGAGATTGCCTACTTTGATTTTCAGTTCCTCTACGATTGCCTTGTTAAACGCCAAAAACAATACTCGCTTGTTCTTCGGAATAAGTTTCAACGCATTTACAATCGTTGTAGATTTTCCTGAACCTGCTACTGCGTCTATAACCGCATTGCCTTTACCCTTCTCAATATAGATGTAAACGGCTCTTTGATATTTGCTTGGAATAAATGCTCCCATGACTTTGTTATATTGATTATCTGGTACGAAGTTACGAACTTATTTTGTAACCGCAAAACTTTTTATAAGAAACTTTGCTAACTTTAACTTTTGTTAAATAAAAAGGAGCTACTTTCACAAGCAACTCCTCTTCATGAATGAGACAATATAATTAGACATTCAATATCAAGTTATCCTCATCAGCAAGTTTAGCAAGTTTCTCCTCCGTAGGCATCCAGCCGCAAACAAAGATTATCTTTTCGCCTTGTGCTTTAGCAGCTTTATGCCAAGCGGCAGAAAGAGTTTTGAAACGCTTATCGTTCATATACAAATCAAAGTCTGATACCGATATTTCCCACCAAGTATGGGTCATCGGAGCGTTCCCTGATTTGTAAGCGTACGCAATCACGCCTTCTTTCATACCCTCAACTTTCTTGAGAATGCTTAATATAAAATTTTCAATCTTCATATTTATTTCAATTCACAGGCTCCTCCCGAACATCCTACGGCTACCATGTCGCCTGAATAGAAGTTCTCACGGTTGCTCATTATCTCGTTGAAATCTACTTCGTGCGTATCAAGATACTCTTTAATAGCATTGTACTCACTTTCAACCTCCGAAGAAGATAAACGCTGGAAAGGAGCGTTGTCATAAATTTGGTCGCCCATCTTAGGTAACAAACTCACGCCAGTGAATAGATAGTCATTGGTAAACAAAACCGCCGCAACCTCATCCCACTCATCGTCTTTTACTTCTACAGTTGCGGATATGTTATTGGAAACAGCTTTGACATTTACGCTTCCTTTGTTTATCCAATAATGTTTTACCATTCCGATAAACTTGAGATGGTCAACGGCTGATACCTCGTCTTTGAATATCATATTCGGGTCATCGGATTCAATCGGAAAACTTATCACCGCCTCATCCCCTCGTAGAACTTTAACCAACGGAGTATCTTTCAAAGCAATGAACTCTGGGCTGTAAGTCTTGATGCGTACTCTACGAAGGTATTTGTTAGCATGAGCTGGGTGAATACCGCTACAATACAAACCAAGAATAGAAGAAGCATTGCCGCTCGGTTTAATTGTCGTACAAGTACGGCTCTTATTTATACCGAAGATTGCTGCCCATTCCGCATTGGTTTCTGAAACTACCTTCGCACCTTCTCTTAATACCTCACCCCGAAGGATAGGATTGGCATATATGCCTGTTATGCTAACTCCGATAGCTCTATCACGCTCGGCTATTTCCCGTGAAGCAGAAGACAGATATTTGAAGTCAGTATAAAGAGCCTGAACGGTTGCTACGAATGAAGCTACACGACATGCTTCCAAGAACTCCTCTTTGGTCTTAACTCGTTCAGCATTTATCTCTACAAGATTGCAGAACGCAAAACCAGACTTGCCGTTGATAGCAGGTTCCATTACAATCTCACCGCAAGGATTGACCGTGTATTTGAAACTCTTAACGTTTACAAACCCTGGCTCGCCAAACTGACGAATGACCTGTAACTTGTCTTTCATTTCCTCGTAACCCAATGGGTCAGATAGAGTAGCAAGAATACTGTTATTGGCCATAGCTCTTTGAGGATTGTCCGTCCACCAGCTTCCTGTCTTAGCTCGGAGCATCAACTCATCGTCTTTGTCGAACAAAGCAATCATAGCAGAACGTCTCACCCCTCCGCTCACAACGCTGTCGGCTATATAACAAATAATGTCATGAACTTCGATACTCGTGAGCTTTCTGCCTTGAGCGACTTTCATGACTTCTTTGATATGATTATGAGCTTTTATCAACGGCTCTGGGCCAGGTGCAAGGAACTTACCATCAATCAACGCTCCTTCTGGTCGGATAGCGTCAAAGACTATATCAGGAGCCTTGCCTTCAAATAGAGCTGCCATAAGCTCTCGGATTGAATCAGCCCATCCTTCGATACTATCTTCAACAAAAAATTGAGGTCTTTGGTCTCCGTTATAAGGCTTAACGATAGGCAATTTGTTTATATAATCTTTGTGAAGTGAATATCCTACTCCGCAACCGCACAAAAGCAAATACATGATTTCGCTGAATACTTCTACACGGTCAATGTAAGTAGAACAGCAATTGTATAACTTAGCTTCATGCTTCAAAATTCCGCTTGTAGTTTTAGGAGAAGCAAATTGACGCCCTCGCTGAGATGAAAGAATTTTCTTATCAACCTCCAAACGTTTTGCTTCTTTAATCATAGCAAGCGTTTCGTCACCAAGCAAACCTAAACTCTTCAACTTGACCTTGTGCATCTCGTAGATACGGTCAATTGTCTCGTCCCAGTGCTCAAGTCGTCCATCCTCTTTTCGTTGAGAGTATTTGGACAAGAACACGTAGTCTGCTAACAAATCAATACCGTTACTTTTCATTTTGTTAATCATTCTTTAATTGTTCTTTTAATAGTTTCAAGTGAACTACCTCATCTGCTAACAATTTAGCAAGCAGTTGAAGAGCTATCTTGATTGTCTCCGTTTCTTGTAACTTCAAGAGCTTCTTTTGCAAGTTCTCATAGAAGTCAATTGTTTTCTCCTCCGCACCGATTGCTATTTCAATCGCTTCCTCTGCGGTCTTTCCTACGGTAACGCCTGAGTTGTTATATCTCTGGTCAATCTTTCCTCCTATCTTTCGGATAAAGTCTGACAGCTTATCGTAGTGTTTCATCTCAGTCAGAGCAATGCCCAATAGCAGCTCACCTACGTCCTCAAACGTAGCTTCCTGAGTAGTGTACATATGAATAGCTGTAAGCTCGGAGAAGTCATTGGTACCATTGAAAATGGGATAAAACCATTCAGCCATTACCCCATCATCTTGTTTCGCCTTATCGTAACTTGGGTATTCAACATTTGGGTCAGAATAACGCATAGCATTAACAAGCCCATTAGTCAAATCGTCAAGTTGATTTTTGCTCAACGGTTTCTTGATTGCAAAGTTTTTCATATTCTTTACATTTTCGTTCTCTCTTTTCTTCGTTCTTGTAATCTTCGGCACGTCCAATGATATTGCTCGAAAGTATTTTCAAGCTCCCGTCAGGCTGCTTCTGTATTTGAGTTTCAACGGCAAAGTCTTTACCGAAGCCAAAGTCAACCCCGATAAACAAACCTTTGCCGTTAGTGAACTGTCTGAACTGGTTCATTACTTTGTACCTGTATGTCCAAATCCACCTGCTCCTCTTTCCGTAGTCTCGGAAAACTCTTCAACAAACTCAAAGTCTGCCTGAACAACATTCTCTACGAATACAAACTGAGCAATACGCTCTCCCTTTTCAAAGCTCACTTCTTTGTCTCCGTGATTGATAAGAAGGATATTGCACTCACCCTGATAATCGCTATCAATAGTGCCAGGAGCATTCACGCAAGTTATACCGTGTTTCATAGCAAGTCCGCTTCTCGGTCTTACCTGAACTTCCATGTCTTCGGGCAATTGCATATAGATACCCGTGTGAATCATCTTGCGTTCGTTCGGCTGAATAGTGAAAGTTTCATTTGCTCTCACATCGGCTCCTGAACTTCTCGGAGTAGCATAGACAGGAGCTTCACCCCCATCCTTCAAAATCATCTTGACTTTTCTTTGTTTCATGTCCAAATCTTCTTTATTGTTATTAAATCTAAAACAGTTTACAATTTGTTGCTTTTCAGCATCCCAATTTCCCCAACGCTTAGTTTGAGAATATCCCAAGACAGTTCTTCTCAAAGCCCATATAGCAATATAATATGCTCGCCTTTGACTGAACTCGTCCTTACAATAGACAGCTGACTTTGGTATAAAGCCTTTCCTGCCCTGACCGTCAGTTACTTGATAACATTTCTCGGAGTAGTCTCCAAGATGCGTAACAATTACAGATACGCAATTACAAAACGGCTTCTTTTCGCTCTCACCTTTCTTCGCCATACCAATTTAATTTACAGTTTACCCTTATAAACTCTGGGAATTAAAGGAAGGTATATTTGAAGCCTGTTGTTATCAAGTTAGCACCTAACTTAGCAAGCCAGAAGCTGGAGGAGATGTCGTCATGTTCTCCTACTGACTCAAGTCCTTTATCTGTAAAGGCTACCGAACCAAGGTCAGAGAAAATCAAATCTTTTACATCTTGTGAATACTTATCTCCAGTTGGTATATGTATCTTACCTCTCTCAAAATCAATAGCCAAACCTGGCCAGCCTGTCTTCAAGTCGTACTTATCTATTCCAGTGGTATGTCCTATAACTGGCAACCCCTGTTTATCGCTTTCCTGAACGAATATCTGTTGGAATGTGTTTTGCTCCATCACCATGCTATCAGGTCTGAATCTTGCGTTGATTCCCTTCAATATTTGCATCTGTTCGTGGAAGGTCTTGCCCTTATCTCGGTAAAAGTTTAGCAACCAACGCTCTCCTGTTTCGTCATCTACTCCCCAAGTCGTGAACACGGTGTAGTCGCTTCCTACGTTAGCAGATATTGCGAAGTCACAGCCTGTAACAACTTTGTTGAACTTGATTGGGAAGTCATCCCGATTGCGTACCAACGTGTAGTTCTCCATACGTACCAAAGAACGCTCCAAGACTTTCAATGGGAATATAGAAGCCTCATTGGTAATAGGTCGGCATAAGTTTTCACGGCTGAAGATGATGTTACCTTGCGTTGCTTTCTTGTCCATCAAATCGAAGAAGCTCCAACGCTGTGGCCACAAGATACGTCCGTCAGGGAATATAGCAGGATATTCAATTACAAACCAACCCTTCTTATTATGTGTAGCAAATATGCTCTTGCTCCTCAAGTCTCCGTATAAGTCCGAAGCGTGAAACGGAGTACCAACGACAATGATTTGTCCTCCTGGCACGAGCATGTTCATAATAACAGCGTGGAAATAGTCTATACTTTTCTGACGTTGTAGGGCACTGTATATGACGTTATCTTTCAGTCCATCATCTACTACTATCCAGTATGGGTGAGCACCACGTACTGATGACCCAAACCCCTTACACGTCAACCTCGCTCCGTTCCTACATACTATGTTCGTACTCGCCCACGCTCCGCTATTCCTTGAATCAGGGTACAGCCTATCTTTGAGAATATCATTACTCTCAATTGTTCCCTTCAAAATCTCCATAAGGTCAACGGACTGCTGGAGTGAGAAGCTAAACAAATACCCACGATTGGAATTGCTCTTCGTAGGTCGGGCAGAGAATACACTTGATTTAGGTTTTGCGTAGGAATAGAGCTTCCAAGCACAATAGGCATTTGAGAAGTAATACGACTTACCATGGTCACGGGCAGCGTTGATACATAATTTATTGTATCGGTGTACTAAGTCTCCCCATTCCAAATGATGCCAAGACAATTGAAAGTCGGGCATTACCGAAGTAATAAAGTAAGTAAGGTTGCGTGTCCGCAATGTTTCTTCGATAGACTGCGAAAGTCTATCTGTATATTTCGGAGCGAAGTCAATGTTTGGGTCACCCGTGTACATAACCTGATAAGTATCTTTCATCAAGTTATCTAATACCCAATCCAAGTCTCCTCCTGAACCTTGCATGAGCTCCAATATTCCCTTGTCGTCCATACCGTCAATTATCTCATCTACTATATTGAGACATTCCAATTGATGCATCGGAGACTGTAACAAGGTCACAGGAGCTTTCGCAATTATGTCTGGTGCTGTTGCTATCATATCAATCCTCTTTATACGACAAAAGCTAACAAGGATTGTACCCTGTTAGCTCTCAAACTCTTTTTATGGTTGTTTCCGCTTAATACTCGATTGTCTCGTCAACGGCTCTTTGTAACTCTTTATACATTTCATCTTTTTGCTCTTTCGTCAATTCAGTATCGGCTTCGATTGATGCCTTATAACGGAGAATGTCGTTGTTCAACGCTTTGCACATCGCAAGAACTTCTGTTTTGATAGTATCGTGACATTTCTTCTTGCTGAAGTTGAGAACAAGCTCGTGCGTTCCTTTCGTAAATCTTAACATTCCGAAGGCTCGGAGTAACTGAAAGACTTGGTCAGCTTTTCCGTGAGATAGATTAGTTGACTTAACAACCTCCGTTCTCGTGAATACACGTTGCTCTGCGTTCTCAATCGGTTGACCCTTCGTAAGTATCATCCATAACTTCACGCATTGGTCTTCAGCGTGTAAACGATTGGAAGTATCATTCAGGAAGTCTCCCAAACTTCTCGTTTCCTTGTTATCCTTTTCACGCACGCTCAAGTAGTCGTGAATTACTCGGTCTTCAAGAATTACAACCTCAACGCCTTTCTCCTTTGCATAGTCGGTAACTTTTCTTGAAACCTCAGGCTGAAGGCAAGCCATAATCAGAACGGATTGTTCAGCAGGCAGTTTCGTAGGTTTTGCTTGGAACTCCTCAGGAGCTTTCGCTGTTTCCTCTTTCGGAGCTTCCTCAACTTTCTTTCTTGTTCTCGGCTTGTAAGTGCCTGCTGCCTTAGCAGCTTCAATCTCTTCTCTTGTTCTCCGTTTACGTTTCGGAGTTTCATTTGTTTCAGACATACGATTTTAATTTACATTTATGATTACTATAACTGTTGAATCTGAATAAGAACGGAGCAATCATTGCTATTAAGTAGATAGTTCAACGCACTCTACACTACCATTTTTGTTACGACTTCTCACAACCAGTTTTGCTCCGTTGTAATTCTTAACTTTGGGAAGTTACTTTGCTCCACATTTGAACTCAAAGAACTCATCACCCTTCGCTCTTCCCTGAGTAGCTTCTGCCGCTCCTTCTCCTTTCTTTGCCCGAAGTTTACGCATATACCATCTTAAAAGGTCGGCTGTCGCTTCTACGTCATTCATCGCTCCGTGAGCATCTGTAAGTCGTATCTTTGCTTTTTCGCAAGAAGCTCCCAAGTTGATTTTCTCGTCTCCATTAATTCCCCAAGCTAACTTAGCAAGTGGCCACGTGTCTATGAAGTTAGGATACATCCAAAACTCAACACTATCCTTCTTCATATAATTCAAAGCCCAATTCAACATCCGATTATCGAAGGGAATGTTATGCCCTACTGGTACAAGCCTTCCCATTTCCTTCTTCTTGGACTTCGCTCTATGAGTTTCCCAGAACTCCGTAGCAGTTGAAATAAACTCCTTAACGCTCATGCCTTTGTTTATATCGGACATACTCACCATAGTTCTGTCCAACGCTTCTTGTTCGATAACTAAATCAGCATAAGGCTTGACGAATGTTTCCCAACGGTCTATCTCTTTCAAAGTAGAACCATCAAGAATGACCGCAGCATATTGGGTAATTGGATTTTTGTCCTCATACAAACCTCCTGTTTCGCAGTCAAATACAATATAATTACTCTTTATCATATCTTGTTATTAAATGTTGAAACCGTGTGACTTAGTTATTAACCTTGCCACACGGTCTCTGTATATAGACAATCAAAGAACTTTATTTGTCTTCATCTTTCTTCGGAGCTTCGTGATGTCCTTCAGTGCCTTCTGATGCTTGCTCTCCATCTTTCTCTTCCTTCTCAGTATCTTCGCCTTCAGTCGGCTTTGAATCGCTGCCCTCGGCATCCTCTTCTTTGTCCTGACCAAATATCATAGCGAAGATAATACAGCCTTCACGGGCATCGCAAGTTTCGCACTTCTCACGGTCAATCTCCATACCTTCGTTGAGTTCCATATCAACCTCCAACTTGCCGTCTTTCTCCTCAACGTGTATCGGTCTGCCGAAAGGTCTGAGCGGTTCAGCAATCTCTTCAAGCGTTCTCTCGCTCCTTCCTTTTCGATAGCCTTTGTTGAACTCTTGACGGGCAACGTGTCTTGTTACTTCCTCGCTTGCCTTTGCTGCTTCGTTGATAATTCCGTCAACAATCTCGACAAGTTCTTTCTCGGAGTATTTTCTGCCTTTCGGAACAAGCAACCATTCAGTTCTGTTCATCACCATCTGTACTGCGGCAGCACCATCTACATTTCCCCTTCTCCTGTAAGTATGATTAGAGAACCAAAGAGCGTTCCAAATCATAACTCGTTCTTGCTTCGTGAGCAATAAGCTCAAAATAAATCTTTTCAAACGTTTCATACTACTTCTTTTTTATTGTTGTTAATAAATCAAATGATTCCCATCCTTGCGTATATTTCAACGTCCACTTACCTTGTTCGTCTTTACGGTAAATTACAACGTATCTTTTGCGGAACTGTTCAGGCTCCGTTCCCACGCTGGGGTGAGATACTTGTTCTTCAAACGGAGCTACTTTTACAATCTCTCCTTTTTCGTAAGGCTTCAGCAAATACTTATTCCAAGGCTTGCTCGGAGTTTCGGCATTCACTACAAGAAACTTTGGTAACTTTTCTTTCTTTGTTATCGCTTTCATTACATTCTACTTTTGTTAAATTGTAATTATAAACTTTGGGATAAAAAGAAACGGAGAAAAGCAAACATAATTCGCCAATCTCCGTCCCAATACTACTGTTGCCAAATTACTTCTTAGCTTTCTTTGCTGGTTTCGGCTCTACCACCTTCTTGATAGTAGTAGTCGGTGTGAACTTCAACGTGTGACTTTCCTTCACGTCCATCGGTTTCTTGGTCAACGGATTGATACCCTTGCGAGCAGGGTTGACCTTCTGTTTGAACTTACCAAGCGTAGGCAGGTTCACTTCGTCACCATCCTCAACGCAAGCCTTTACGATTACAGGACACATTGCGTCAATTACTTTGTTCACGTCTGTCTGGGTCATCCCAGTTTCCTTAGCCACTGCGGCTACCAATTCATACTTTTTCATTTTCTTTTTACAATTAAATTTAACAAAATGTAACGGTACTATAACTGTTATCTACACTTCAATAACGTTGAGACCTTCTATTTTCAGGAGTTCCATCAGTCTTAGCCACTTAGCATCCCTGACTTCCTCCTTCATATACCACATGGAAAGGTCTGTTTTGTTGATAAACTGTCCTGGATTGAGTCCTTTGTTTATCGTGATACCGAACTCCCAGTGAGCAGTCGGTTTCTCTACAAATCTCATATCCTTCTCAATGCAGTTGAGGTCATAGGCTGATATAACAATTCCCTCCTCTCCGAAGTTTATCATTGTTTTCTTCAACCGTTTCGGCTCGTCCTCCTCAGGTTCCTCTCCGAAGTCGTCATCATCTTCCTCGTCATCGAAGTCCTTTGCCTTCTTTGTCGTGGTTTTCATCTTCTTTTGATACTTCGGCTTGCCGCTTTCTTCGGGTATTTGACTAACACGTACTTTCATAACAATCCTTGTTCTCTAAATTCTTTCAATACATTGTTTTGTGCTCGTATGAACTCCGTAGCCATCGCCCATGCTTCCGCACTTAACATCCTTAACCCTGCTCCATAAAAGTCCCAGAAGTAAGTCTCAATTGCGGTTTGAACACCGTACACCTCATAACTGACATTCTCCTTTCTCAGCGGAATGAAGATATTCATGTTGTAGTCGGTTATGTGGACAATCGCTCCTCGCTCCCCTTCGTGAGCGGTTATTTCCTTGACGAAGCACTTATGGTCGTACTTCCTCCCACCAATCTCATCTACAAAACCCATGTTACGCATTTTGATATCCGAAGCGGTTATGCCTCCTGTTCCTACTGCATTTGGGTCTGGTAAGCACTTGACTATGCACTCAAGCATTAATTGCGATACAAGGTGTTTACGTCTCCCGAATGCTAAACGTCTCAAACCTTCGTTCGATTTTTCCAATGCTTCGTTGTCGGCTCGTAGGTCGTCATTGATTTTCTGATAACGCTTCCTTTCTTCGGCAAGCTCCTCCGATAGAAGCCACTGAGCAAATTTCTTAATCCAATTCATTTCTTCTTTCTCCTATGTGCTAAATTCAACTTAATCTTTGTCATTGTATGTTCTATCATATCCAAATGTACGCAATAAATGACTGGTAGTCCAGTTCCTTTGTACTTTTGATATTGTTTACCTCGTCTTGGTACTTTGCAACTTTCTCGGCTCTTGCATTCGATTATCATAACAACCTCTTCTTCGTACAAAATTACCAAGTCAAATCTACATCCTTTGCCGTTTACGGTACAACTGTACTCTGGGTAAACGTCTATGCCTTCTTGACGACAGCGGTGATATAATTCACACTGTATCAAACTTTCGCTTATTCTTGATTGTTCAAACTTCATAATGCTTATCTAAACGCTGGAAAGGATAACTATGGTTGGCGCCCCCTTCATTGAAGACTAACGTCTTCATCAATTGTTATGTCTTTATTTCTGATAAGGAAGTTTTTTTGCTTTACGTATGTACATGTACGCTTACGCATAAACCCCCTTAAACACCCCCTTATAGCAAAATCTTTTTGGCGGTTATCTTTGGTATTGTTACGTTTCGTCATACAATAAAAATATGATTGCTCGTGAGTTCCAGTTTATCCTCCGAAGTCTTTTATCACCCCGAAGGTTGGAGTTCACGAGCAACCTTGCTATGTGTTTGGATTCATTGCTATTTCATCCACTTATCGTATAACTTTCGATAGGCTTTTATCAGCTTCTCTCTTTTGTTCCTTGCGTATTGAGATTGTGTTTCAACCGTACCATCTATCCAACAGGCGTTCTTCAATATTACTTCTCGGTCAGCAGGTTTGTATTGCTGGGCTCTGAGTAATAGATTCAAGAAACGTTCTTGCTTCTTTATCTCCCAATCAATCTTGGCTAATACGCTTTGAGTTGTTTCAGTCGTCATTGTCTTTTGGTTCTTGCGTTCCTTTAATAGCTCGGATAACCTGTGCTATTCCTTGAAACAATGTTCCTAACAATATGACCGTACCTACGAACGCCCAGAAACTACTGAATATGAATCTTAAAATTTCCATATCACCAACCTCCTCTCATTACATCTTCAATCCAAAGGTCATCCTGAATTTGCCTCTCTTCTTCAAGAGCCTTTTCAACATCCTTCTTCACGCCAGTCCGAACTCGTTTATGTTCTACGGTCTTGCCTTTTGCTCTCGCTTTCTTGGAACGATTATTCCGATAAGTATCATTGGGATACATATCATGACCAGGACAGCAACCGCTTGCGTGTCTAACGTAATTGTGAATTTCTCTTTTCATATTAACCCCAAATTACATAGTTCAGAAAATCTACTACACCGCTCCACCATTCTAATATAGGGAACATTACAAACCTTATAAATAGGATAACCAATGTACCGTAGGTCATAAGTCTCCACCAGCTCCGATATTGGTCTTTCAATACCTTCTTGCCGAAACGTCCGTCAATTGCATACAATATCTTTTTCATTATTTCTTGATTTTTGAGATTATTAACGTTGCTAACAATATAACTACCAAACATCCTACTCCGATAAGCGACTTGATTAAACAAGCGTTCATATAGGCTCGGAAACTTCCCCAAACTACTTCTATGTAAATCCAGTTAGCTACTACCGCAACTACAAGGACTATGACTGTAAATGCTATTCTTGTTTTCATTTCTTTGATATTTACAATACGAAGGTATATTGTTTTTTGCAAACGGCAAAATAAAAAAGGAAGAAATTTTGGTAAACTTCCTCCTTTTAACTAAAATGCCCAAACTTTTAACGTTTCCGCCAATATCCTTTGTTGCTATCCCAATAAATTCCTATCTTTTCAAGATACTTCATTTCTTCATCGTCTATCTCGGTATAATTCCAATCAGTCTCATCGTCTGGTTCTCCAAGATAATCATTCAAGTCAACACGGTCTTTCGGTACGTTCTGAACTTTCGGAGCTAAAATTTCAGGCTCCAGTGTACTCCGTTCTCGCTTAACCTTCGGAACAGTATCATAAGACACACTTACAAGCTCATATTTGACGTTTCTCCATATCTCCGAAGTATCTGTATCACTTACCTTCTCCCGATATGTTACTGCCCTTGGGTCTTTGTGTTCAAACCCTCCATTACAACTGGATAGGCAGAGAACTATTGATAACAATATTCCCAATACTATCATAGTTAGACAACCGCCCAAACAAGTTGCTTTCAACTCAAGTTCAGGGTCAATGTTTTCATTCTCCTTCATAATCGTGAATTTTCAATCCGTTGATTACCTCGTAGCCGTATTGGTGACGGAGTACATCCTCAACCGCTTCTCGCTTCGGAGCGTCAACGATAAGATTTTTAACTTGTTTGATTTGTTCTTTTCGGTTTTTGCTACCAAAGAACTTAACCTTGAATTTCTTCAAATTCGACATCTTGCGCTTGTTCTTTAATCTTGTTTAACATTATTCTTTGTTCTCTCGTGAACTTCTGTCGTGGAACTTCGATTATTGTTATTTGTCCTTCTTTCGGCTCTTCCCAAATAGGAACAAAGAACATTTCAACGAAGTCTATGAAGTTATGTCTTGGGTCACGTTCTCTCGTCTCAGGCATTCTCCTCCGTTTTATCGGTTAGTTCAAACGCTCCTTCTCCCCGAACGAAGAAAACACGCCTACCCATTGGATGCCACCACAAGCTCGCTTCGTTTGAAGTGTAACCCTGAATGAAGCCTTCATCAACCATATCCGTTGAGGTACATGATTTGTTTTTCTTTGTTATAGAGCCGTACTCAATCTTGAAGTCAGCAAGTAGTTTCTTTGCTCTACCAAACTCCAACTCTTCTTGAGCTTCTTTGAAATCATCCAAGAACTCATGCTCATCTATTGGAGTAAGCGGTTCAGCGTTTGTTTTGAACTCTTGTTGTTTATCTACTATTGTAATAAGTAGATACGGAGCTGGAACGGTAACTTGATGAGCTTCCAAGCCCATGAGCTTACACATCTCTTGAATCCTTCTCGGTCTTTCAGCTATATCTCTAAATTGCTGAATACTCATTGAAGCTTCAATCTTTACGGACTTGCCGTGATACTTCTTTTTGAAATCTTCTTTCGTCATGATAAATTTGATTTTATAATTTCCATTTGATTCATTATCTTTATACGATAACTTTGCCCAGCTCTTGGATTATGGAGCTTAATTGCTTTATCAATACTTTTGCTAATCTTATCGCTTCTTGTTTATTCATTTCATAATCTCCTTCCATAACTCGTTCAATTCGTTCTCCGATACTTCGATTGAGGTATCAGGATATGTTAATACTAATTGTTTTGCGAAATTGATTTTGTCTCTTACTGAAGTTGTGTAAGCTCCATAAGCAGTTGCTATATCTTGGGCATCCGATAGATGACTCATAATAGCCATTTGTACTGATATGTACCGAACTCCTGCTTCACGTTCCTTCTTTTCTTCGATACCTTTCAAGAATACATATCCCATAGCAGTTGGATGATATGTTCGGTCATCACTCGGAAAACCTTTGAACTTGGGTGTAGCTAATTGTTGCCATTGAGAACTCCAAACGCTGCCATTATTCATTTCCTTGAGCTTCTCATATATCTTGAGACAATCTTCGGCATCCTTCTTGAGTTTTGCGTCCTCGCTCTTCAGTTGCTTCTGAAGATAATTCATTAACTTTCCCATATTGTTAAAATTCAAAATCAATAAATACTTCCTTCGTTCCCTTAAACCAGTTCTCATGATTGATATCATCGAACTTCGTACATGAGTACTTCTTTTCAGAGCGTACATATTCACCCTTTATCCAAACTGGAGCTGTATCGCTCTCGGATAGCTTGAAAAAGTCTCCTTTCTTGAGCTTTGATACGGTTGTCTTTGTCATACCAATTTAATTTACGATTGTTTGTTACTATTAACTTTGGGGCATGTACTGGGCTTGCAAGCTCCTCCTGCATTTCCTTCTCTGGTACATACGGCTCTTTGTACTCGGTTAGCATCCCTTGTCCATTTAATTGAAGGACATTCACCTTGCTTTGCGTAGAAGGCTTTGACCTTCTGTAATTCATTCTTGCTCATTTCTCGGACTTTTGCTTATTATACAATATAGGATAGATATTTCCATACCAACCCAACTCGGTACAGATGCTAACAACGGTTTCTTGGTCATACTCTCCCAAAGCCATATACTCCTCTTTCGTTGGGTCTCGTTGTAAAGCAAGCTCCATAGTGATATCAACGTACTTGTCGCCTACCTTATTCCAAGCATGCTCCGTTCCGAACGTACCGCAAACCGTCATCTTGCCTTCGACATATTTGACCTCTGGGAAGATATGAGCGAATAGAGTTGCGTTGCGGAAACATTCCTTGACTTGAGGCTTGACGAACTTCTTTATTGCTTTTATCTCGGTTTCCGTGAATACATCCGATAATCGTACAACCTCTATGGGCTTTGCGTCTTTTAGCATCTGACGGTAGAACTCCGCTTGTCTTCCTTCTTCTCCTATTAGCTTAGCAAAGGTGCGGAGTTCTACAATCAGGCTATTTTCTTTTGTTGCTATCATTACTTTACAAGTCCAACTGGTATGTACTCCATTCCGTATCTCTTCAGCATAGCAACTACGCTATCCCAATTACACGCTTTCTTATCACCTTCTGCGTTCTCAAAGAACTTATGGTCAGCGGTTACTCGGTAGCCTTTCATAACAAGTTTTAATGCTTCCTTTTGGGCTTCGCTCGGTTTCTTGTTGCCTCTCGCACTCTTAGAAGGTAAAGCAACGAACTTGTCAATTGTCAATTCCTTCGGAGCTTCTTTTTCAACCTTACCACCTTTGGCCACCTTTTTGTTTGTCTCCTTAGCAACAGCCTTCTTACTCACGGCTGCTTTTTTCGGCTCGGACTTCATTTCAGAAGTCGCTGCCTTGTCCGTTCTCTGACCTTGCTTCTTGTCGGCTGGATTGGTTCTCCAATCGAACTTTCCTTCAGCGTACTCAGTCCATACCCAAGTCGGGTGCTTCGGGTGAACGTCTCCCACTTTGCGGGCAGTTTTAGCCACCTTCGGTTCATCCTTCTTCTCTTCCTTCGCTTTCGGCTCTGCTTTCTTGCTATCAGCCTTCTTTGACTTAGCAGGGGCAGCTTTCTTCGTTTCCTTCTTCTCGGTTTTCGCCTTCGGAGCTTTCTCAGCCTTTTCTGCTTCTTTGACCGCTTTCTCCGCTGCTTTGCTTGCGTCTTCAAAATTCTTCAAACGACTGGACAAGATATTCTGAAGGTCTTCATTCGTTACATCCTCGCTCTTGATATTCTTCAACTCGGCAAGATTATCCCAGTTGTTGAGAATATAGGTAGCAAGTTCTTTTGCTTCCTTTGCAGCAGGTCTTTTGCCTTTCGATAGGTTAGCCATCTTCACAGCTTTCAATTCGTTCAACTTCAAGATACGCTCGTCCATTACAGGAGCATCGAAGTTATCAACTGCGTTCGTTACACTCTTGCTGTCTTCCACCTTTACGGTCTTGTTTGCTTTTGTTGCCATATTCTTTGATTTATTTGATTGAGTTTTTACTTCTTGTTCGTTATTAACCTTGCTACTTTCTACTTCATGAAGTCCAGCTTCTGTAAGTTCTCCATCGAAGTAACTGTCTCCATTAGCGGTTAGCAACATACCTTTCTTAGCAAGGCTTCCAGTTGTTGCTGATACGCTTCGGATAGATTTACCAGTTTCTCTCGCTACGTCCTGAAGAATGAATTCAACTCCTGAATCACCTACCTTCTTTGCGTTAGATACGATTGCTACCAAAACTTCTCTTTCGTTCTTTGTTAATTCTACTGCTTTCATGACCTTGTATTTTTGATTGTTAAACTTATTTCGTTTCCAATTACAGTACGAAGGTACGAACTTCTTGCGAAACGGCAAAACTTTTTACCAATTATTTTTGGAGAAATTTTAATTTTGGGCAATATTTAACTTTTGTTTAGCAAAATGAACAGAAAAGACAATAAAAAAGCTCCGAACTTCACAGCCCAGAGCTTCTCAGATTTTATTAACTTTCAAAGGTTCACAATATAATAAACCTTGCTTATTTACTCCCTCGTTTCTTCAACCAATTATCCATTGCCTCCCCAAACAACTTATCCTTTACATATAGAAACTCATCAAACAAAGAAGCTGCCTGAGTACGGTCGTACAGCTTCGGGTCAGCAAGACATTCCTTCAATGTCTTATATCTCTCAAACTCTTCCCTCGCTTCTACGTTGGGAACATTATCTTGAATAAACTTTTGAATGTCCATAATCTTAACTGTTTAATAGGTTATCATATTGCTCGTTTAACTCCCAAGCTGTTATTTGCAAGTCCTCTATTGACAAAGCTCCGTTACTGAATTGTTCTTCAAACCTCCTTGCCTTATACTGAACGTACCAATTTATATCTACAAACATAACAGACTTAGCAAGCCAACGTCCTTGGTCGTTTTCGATATACTGATAAATGAGTTGACATATCTTTACTTTCTCCAATGGTACTACGATACTAACAGCATAGCCAAACTCAAGAAAGGCGTTTGCTATCTTATCATCCCATTTATCTATCCGTGAGAAGTAATGTTTGTAGAACGGTTTAACGGTACACATTATTTACATGCCTTTTACAATGATTTATTTCTTAGTCTTTATCTCTTTACCATACGGCTTACCTTTATTCTTGCGCTGCCCAGCCTTCGTCTTGCTCGGTGGTATCTTGTCTTTACCTCGTCCATTCGTACTTCGGTCTATTGGAGTTTCATCCTCCGCAACAGGTCTTTTCCTTTCAGCTTCCGCATCCCATCCTTGCTGACGTGCTTCCATATCTTGCTTTTGCTTCCTTATCTTAGACAAGAACAAGTCTTTGACATTGGTAGCTGAGGAGTGTTCTGCTTCGGTAACATCTTCTGCCTTGACGTCCATTACTTCCTTTCCAGCGGTACGCTCTATCATAGCAAAGTCATAAGCTGAGTTGGAAGGATAGCTCATTTCAGCATTCTCGTCATAGTCTCCCGATATATCGACAAACTTCGCATAGTAGCTATTATGTAAACCAGCAACCAATTTCTTCGGGTCATAGTTCATACGTGCTGCTACACGCCCCAAGATAATCTCTTTGAGGTTTATCGTCTTGAGTATTTCCTTCTGAATATGATTTTGGATTGTTACTTCGATATTGACATCAACTACTCCGTTTATATTGAGTATGTCTCCTTCTGCTTCCTTGCGTATCTGCTCCAAGGTACGAAGCATTGCGTTGTAAGAGTCAATTGAATTGAGAGCAATATACTTATTCTTCATTTTGGAGTACATCCAAGCAAGCTCTTCCAATCTCGGTCTTTTGTTATACAACCGTACATCTGCTACTCTGTTACGGAACTCCTCACGCTTTCGCTCTATCTCAACAATATGCTTCTTCAGTATTCCCTTGACATCATCCTCGTTGACAATTACTCCGTTATCCTCGCCCATTATCTTTACAACCTCTGCTACGGTAAACATACGCCCAAGGAGCTCAATAATATCTTCCTCAAACGGACTGAGTTTATATACGGCTAACTCATCCTTGCTCTTGCCTCCATATCTCCCAGCTCTCCCAAAAGCAAGAGACTTTGCGGTGCTTACCTTTGCCCTCATCTGATTATACTTTCTCTTGAGTTCCAAGATGTCCTCTTGTTCTTTGGAACTGAGATGTTCTATACGTTTATGAAGCATATGAGGTAGCATTCCAATATTGATTTCGTCTCCCTCGCTACTTATATACATCGTATTGCGGAGAATTGGATGTCTTTCCAAAGCAAGCATCTTCTTATACTCTATTGGATTAACAACATCCTCTGGGATTGTAATATGTTTCTTTTGTTCCATCTTTATTTACGGTTACATTTTACGTTCCTTACTTATAATTGCGTATCAAGCCTTATCGGTTGCGTTTCTCTTCGCTTTTACTACTTTCTTCTTCAATCGCAATCTTTCCATACGTAGTACGCAAATAGGATATTGTTTGCCTCGGTCTGGGTAGTCGGATATTTTGGTCACTCGGAACTCTTTTATTTTATCCAAATATGTCAATATCTTTCTCTTACCTAATAGCGAATATATAAATATGCGAAAAGACAAAAATGTATCTTCTTTCACTTCAACATTCTCGTCTCTTAGCATTAAATTGTCTTCAAGCTCCTTTAAGGTCATTTCTTTTTACTCAAATAAATTCCTTCGTACTTCTCAAATTTATTTTCTTTGAGATACTCCTCTTTCCATTTCTTACATAAGTCGCTCGGACAAGGATAACATGAACCTTCCCAACAACAAGGATAGCAAGATGAGTTCTTTTTACCTACGCATATAACATATCCTTTTTCTTCTCCGATTACTTTGTCTGCCATTAGTACAAATCTTCACTTGTTAATACTCCTCCAATTATCTTATCAACTTGCCCTGCGGCTCTTGCTATCTCCAATCCTTCCTCTCTTGTCACGAAACGTCCTTTGGAAGTGTAAAAGCCTTGGTCATTCGGATTGCGTGATACTTCCTTCCCAAATCGGTGCATTATATCTGGATGTCTCCAACCAATCTCTATTTTGTAGATGTCGTGGAATTGTTCCCAATATACCTTCGGGCAGTCTCTTTCTTCTACTCTACGAATTGCCGCACAAAGTAGATATTCTTTGCTATTACCTTTCTTTAATCTTTTCAAAGAACAATCCTCACAATCAGGGTCATCTAACGCAGGGCAAGCTCCTGCTAAACAATCATAGTCTTTTGGGTTGAAGCTATCCTCCGTCCAAAGAACTTCTCCAGTATCGCTATCAATTAGCTCCCAATGTGAATGTTCTCCATTATCGGCAAAGCATTCTTTTAATCTCGGTTGATTCATATCAAAACCTCATCTTTCCTTTTCGTTGTTTCTTAATCGAAGTCAAATGGTATTGTCCGCAATAATCGCACTTGTACCATTTTGTTCCTCCTTTATGCTTCTTCTTTAATAACTTTGTGGCTCGTTCCGCATCCTCAGCCGTTGGATAAGATAGCTTGCCTGTATGACAAGTAGTCGGTACTTGCTTAATCTTTACTTTGGGCTTACTTTTATCAATCATCGGCTCGGATAACGGAAACACTGGCTCACCGTTCAATATCTTTTCTTTATCAAGTTGTTTCATATTACCAAATACTCAATACCTTGAGATTATTTTGTATATACTGATTAGCTTCTTCCCAATCCTCGCAACTTTCATATCGAAGTCGGTTGAACGCTTCTTTCAGTTGTTTCTTGTATTCTTGGTAAGCAATCCGATTATCGTTTGTATCGTATCTGAATTCAAAGTCGTTCATCTTGCTTACCAAGTCCTTTACTTTATCAAGAGTTGTAGTTGTTTCTATTATCGCATAAGTTTCCATATATTGCTTTTACTTTTGGAACTCCGTTAATTTTGCGAATATAATGAATACCATCATCGCAATACTCAATCTCTTCTCCTTCCTTCTCTAATAATTCTGCGCACCATTCGTTCGGGTGAGCTTCCATGCCGTGCTTAACTAACCAATGTTCAATCACATCGCTTGCTTCGCACCAATATTGCTCCTCTTTATCGGATAAACAATTCAAGAGAATTTCAACCAACGCTTTCTTTCCCTCTCTCGTACCATCGCAACCGCACATTATAACCTTCTTACCAACGTGGGTTTCTTTGTGAATCATTACACATTTCAGTTTCCCATTTTGTAGGCACGTATGCCACGTTGTATTCGGTTTTGATAATAAGTCTAACGGTTGATAAAGAAAACCGCCCGCAACAGTCCTATATGAGTTTACAAGCACGCTATAAACGTCTTTCAAAGCGTTTTCTTTCGTAGCTCGGTCTGAGAAGGTCGTCAGGTTCATCTGTTGCCCCCCCCTTGACTCTTCCATCCGTTCCAAAAATTCTTTCTTGCTAACTATGAAGTGGTCATAATCATCTTTTGCTTTTCTTCCTCTTACTGGGTAAGCGTTTCTGAATAGGTGTACGAACTCTTGGTCAACAATTACTTCGCTTTCGGATAAACCAAGCTCAACTTCCATTCTTGGATGATTATGAAGTCGGTGAGGTCTTTTAGCTGGTATGAACTCTATGCTTGCTTCAGGGTCAATGACCGTTATCGGTTGAGGACTTCTCGCCCATTTATCCCATTCGGCTTTGAACTCTTCAAGTTTCTCTTTCGATAAGGAAGGAAGTTTCAAAATAGCAACTCCATTCCCGTCAGGCTCCTGAATGTGAGGCCAAATGTTACAACGTCTCATGAATTCCTCAACTTCCTTTTGATTAGCGGGTTGCCATTGTTCTCCCATATCGTCTATTATTACGCAAGAAGGTCTTAACCCATACAAGTCTCTTGGTAAAACAGGCTCATTCAAATACTCTCTTCGGAACTCTTCTTGAGACTTTGAACGCTTCATTTTTTCTTCAAAACTATCAATCGGATAAATACCCTTGCGAGCCCAACCCATTTGTCTTTCAAATGCCGCATCAGACATTTGTTTATAAGCTCTTTTCTTTTCTCGGTATATGTTGTTAACAAGACGTTTTGTCCATTTATTCAACTTAACACCTTCTTTGAGCTTAACTCTCCAAACTGGCGGAACTACATAAGCAGCAGATTGTTCGATACATTCAACCTTGCATAACTCTTTCTTGAGCTTTCTCGGAACTTTATTTTTCATGGTCAAACTCTTCTGGGATTATTAAATTAGCAGGCAATCCTCTTCCTTCCCATGGTACTGGATTATAGCTATCAACTACCTTCCAAAATATCCGTTTCACGTCCTCTATATCCCAACCAGCAATTCCGCAACCTATCTTTGTCAGATAGAAAGTCAGATATTGATTATTCAATACAAAGTCTATGAACTTGTCAATACTCGCTTCCAATGCACTCTCAGATACTTTCTCCATGTTCTCGTCCAAAGTTGGAATAGCATAAGAGCGTCCAGTCAATCCTTCGCTTTCGCCCCACGTTGCTTCAAAATTCTCGTAGGCTATGCGGGCAGCTCCTCCCATGTGAGCCCCATTCATATTGGAACCAAAGACAAATATCTCGTCTGGTTTCAATTCGTCAATCCTTTCGGGTGTAAATCTTCGTGACATAATATACAGTTTAATGATTTGTATTTAATAACTTTGTAAAAATAAAAGGAGAATGTCTTGCGACACCCTCCTCTCACAACAAAACTTCAAGAATATGGAAACATTATCAAATACCGAACTTATTATATATAACTTGCAAAGTCTGGTCAATAGATGCTTGAGCTGACTGTAAGTCGTATGTATCGGAACTCGGACTGATTTTAGCAATCCTTGTAGCTCCTTCTGAAAGTGAAGCGGTCATTGCATTTATAATCGTTTGATTGCTGACTCTCTTCTTCATGTCTTCCATCATAACATAGTAGTCGGCAGTATAATCTACACCGCCCGATACTTTGGTAACTTCGCCATTGGGACTTACATTCTTAGATACTACCAATTCAACGTCAGAAGGACTTATTGCTGTTGCATTGTCTTCTCCTACTTCAGTAACTTTATATTCAGCAACCAGCTTTCCCATAGATACGGCAACAATCTCCATATCTATTTCAAGAACGGCTGGAATGAACTTGTACTCAAAGTCGCTTTTCTCCCTTGTAAACGGCTCTACGTTAGGGTCATCTACTTCGGTTGCTCTCTTGTATTGAACGGCTTCAACCCATGTTCCGTCCAGAGTTGATTTCATCTTCGTGAAACCTACAACGACATATTCATTGCCCTTGTAATAATAGTGTTTATCTTTTGCTATCATATCTTTGTAATGCAAATTGTTTGTAATCTTCAAGTTCTTGTTTCTCTTTATCGGATAACTTACACCATTTACCGATATTCAAACATTCATACTCCTTTCTTTCAGGCTGATGTGACCAAGAAGGAGTATCAACCTCCATTTCATACTTAACCAGCTCCCAATCGCTATCTTTGTAGTATCGGTGAATGCTTATCAAGTATTTCATTTTCTTGATATCAAGAAGCGTTTGACCTCTCCAAGCGTACTCTGGATAACAAGACGTTGATAAGCCGTCATCATGACTCGGAGAAATAAGGTGTTGAATATATTCATATCCTTCTCCGCTTGTTCTTTCTCTTCTGTAAAGATAGAACGTATCTTTGGGTTTCGCTGGTTTGTTCATCACTTCTTACATTTATCAGGTTTCTTGCCCTTGTCGCCTTTCTTATCTACTTTGGGAACTGGTATGAACTTTCTCGGAGCTTTACCAATATCCTCTTTGCCTTTATTGAACTCATCATCGTGAGCTTTCTTTCCAATATCTTCCATAATGTTTCTATTTATATTGTTCTACCATATCTCCATCCTTTCGGAATAGGTAACTTTGGGTCATGCCATTTGTTTTCTACTCCGTTTGTTATCCATTTTTTACCTGTATGAACGCAACCTTTTTTACGATAACTTTCTTTCAATCCTTTGGACATTTTCAATTTATGTTCCTCTGATAAATGCTTACCAAAATGAACGCTCTTCCTTCCTCTTTGAGCATCGCCAATTTTCTTCCTATGTTCTTCGCTTTTAGGCAGACGAATGTGAGCATGTAAAGCGTTCAAATGTTCTTCTGATAGTTTCTTACCTTTATGAGCTTTGCTTATCTTCTCCCGAACTTCTTTTGGTCTATGATTGCCATAATTCCAATGCTTATCTCCAACGAATTTACCTTTCATAGCAACACTTATCTTCTTTGCAGCTTTTGCCCTTATCTCTGGTATCTTCATAGCGTTGACCCAATCGTCTCCTCTCGCTTCTCCCCAAAGAAAGTTACAACCTCCTACTTTGAATGAGTAATGAGCTTTTGCTTCCTTTATCCAATATCTCTCCATTCTATTCAAAGACTTCGGAGAATATGAATTCATAACAAGCAAAATTTCTCTTTTAATAAGTTTGTTCCAATTAGTAGGATATTTATCAATATGTTTCTTCAAAACATGCTCCCAAATTGCGGAACCACTACCCCAATAACAAGAAGACAAAGAAGGTTTTGAAATAAGGAACTCGTCAACTGATTCAGCTTCGTGTTGCCCTACATAAAACCTTCTATTGGTCAATATAGTGAATTTGTAAATTATACCTATCATAACATACATTTTCTACTATATAACTGAAATATGTAGCTATAACGATATTCTACATTTCAAATCTTCTTGAAATATGTTTCCTCTAACATATATTAACTCTCTTTTAGCACGTGTCACGCATACATAAAAAAGGTTTTGTTCTTGTTCGTATTGCCATGGCAAAGTTGCGTACTTAGAAGGAATGAGTTCAGGTGCTAAAAAGAAAATGCGGTCATTCTCCAAGCCTTTCGCCTTATGAATAGTAGATAACATTATGCCTTTAATATCATCACTAAAAATGTTGTTTATTAGCTTCTTCAATTCAGGCACGCTTTCAACTTCTTCGCAAAGACATTCAATAACTTCTATCTTTTGTTGAAGCACTTCCATCTTCGGGTGTAGGCTCGGTTTTCGCACTCCTCGTTTCTCCAGCTTCCTCAATAAATTATTCTTTTCAACCTCAAGCATAGAGAACAAACCGTTGATTGTTTTAGCTCCTGTTTTGCTTATCAAACCAAGAATACCCTCACCAATCTCTTTGCCTCGTATCTTTGATTTGATTTTGTTTTTCATCAACCATAGATAGGTTTGAACCAACGGCTTCAAATTCCTACAAAGTATCCAATCGCCTTGCTCTATCTCGGTCAGACTTCCATCCTTGACTATCCCCTCATCAGCATTTGGAGCGTATGAAATTTCAGGTACGATTTTCTGAGCTTCCTTCACGATATTAACGGCACACCGATAAGATACACTCAAAGGCAGTTTAATTGCTTGCCCGTTAATGTTCGCCAGTCGTTCGTAACTTTCTGCGTCGGCTCCTGCGAAGCCGTATATTGCTTGCCTTTTATCTCCTACAGTCACCAACCTTCCTTTTCTGTTCAAGCAATTCTTTATGAACTGATGTTGGCATATTGAGAAGTCCTGACTTTCATCGCAAAATACATAATCATACTTTCTGAAACGTATCGAAGGGTCAGTCACAGGAACATATATCATATCCATGAAATCAAATTGCCCCTTATCCTTAATCAGAAGCTCAAAGGCTTTCATAGCAACCTTTACTTCTGTTTCTCCGATATTCAAATCATAGTGTTCGGATAGCTCATTGATTGCTTCTTCGGTATTCTCACAAAGATTACAACGCATGAGGTCAAGTATCTTCGGTATGATGAAATAGTACCAACCTCGCTTCTGTTCGGGAATGCCTTCAAAGCCTTTCAACGCTCGCTCCGTTTTAGCAATCCCCTTGTTTGGATTCATCTTCACCCTTCCTCCGTATCGGCTTAATATCGAACGCCAACCGCAAGAATGTATAGTCATGATTTCAACATCTCTTCGCTTGTTTCGCTCCTTTAACTCATCAATGATTGAGTTATTAAAAGCAAGGAACAGGGAACTGGCATCGCTCGGAATATAATTCAATAGTTCCAATAATACCGTAGTTTTCCCTGAACCTGCAACCGCTGAAATGTTGATATCTTTGTTAGTCTTTTGAAATACTTTGTAAATTGTACTTTGATATCTACTCGGTTTCATTCTCTTTTACAGTTTCTTTGTACCATTCGGAGCAGCCCACTTAAACCAAGTTGCACCCTTCGTGAACTCGCAACGCACCAAAACTCCTTCTTCCATTACTCGGTTGAATAACGACATAAAGTTTGTTCTGTTAGAGCACATCGCTGCATTCTTAGTAAGAAACTCTGTTATATTCACACCCTCTACTGTATTGAAATCAATAGATTGGGCTGTATTGAAATACCCCTCTTGCCATTTATATACGGCAAAGAACAAGAACTCATCCTTGTTCGGAGTACACACTTGAAGGATTGTATTGCCTTCCAATACCAGCTGTTCGATAGCCTTTTGATAAATGTTGACTTCCATATCAAATTTCTCCTTTCTCTTGAGATATTGTTAATACTTCTTTAATCTTTTTCAGACAACGTGAATATTGTCCGTTCGTTACATCTGGATTGTCTTTCAAAAACTCGGAAGTTTTTTGACCCAACATTCTTGAACGACATATCCGCTTTTCTAATTCATCCAAACCAAGATGCTCCATTAAAAGCTCCGTTGTATCAGGCTCCCGATAATCGTGAAAACCTTTATTAACTGCCTCCAACGCTTCTGAAATTTCTACATGTCCATTGCTCCTCTGTAACTCCTTCTGATAATCTCGGTAAAAATTTCTTGACAGAGACTTATTGAAATAGAAATAAAAATTGTAGTTGCCTTTGATTATATATTTTTCTAAACATTTGTCAAAGATGATATAACAATCAGCAACCAATTCATCTCTGTCGGGCATGTCCTTCACTTCGGTATTGTTAAGCAGATTGAGATAATTGGCAATGTTTTTCTTGACAATATCTTTCATCATTTTGAATACCAAATTCTTATACGCCTTGACTCGCTTCTCGTTTGGTGAGTATCTGATTATCGCAATCCACTTATTGACAAGTTTTGCTTTGTAATGATAATCGGCTTTGAAGTACATGCTCTCTAATCCCATATCATCAACTTTTACTTGCTTCTTTGAAATTCTTTACTGTCTCATGCAGTTGATGTTCCTTGAAAGGTTTGATTTCTTTCTCGTAATGGTCATGAGAACGTTTCTTCAACATCGCTCTTTTATCTTCGGGTGAAGCACTTGAATACTTAGCAATGTCGATATTTTTCTGACTGAGAGGAATGTCCTTGTTTGGGTTGATTTCCTCTCGTACTTGTCCGCAACAAGGACAAGGAGCATTATTGCTTTGAAGTTTACCATTAATAACTTTATAAGTATTGCTGAGATACTCCTCTTCAATGCCGAATTTTTTGCACTGTTCGTTTCTACATACAAATTTCATATCATCTTCTTTTTTCTGTTATTCTCGCATATTCAAGTATGAGTAAAGCATCACTGGTAGCTAATGTTATCTTGCCGACATTAGGATAAAGTTGTTGAGCTTTCGCTTTTAATTTATTCTTCCATTCAGTAGAAGATTTTTTGCCTTTATTGCCCAATTGCAACTCTTTCTGCCACTTCTGTGGCGTTACTTCAGTAGTAGGTATCTTCTTACACAGAAGAGCCATTTCCAAATATCCAAATCCTTTACCGAAATTGAACATAGAACTTGCACCCCCCTGACCTGGTATTCCTCCTACTTTCTCAAGATAACAAACGCTATTTTGGGAATACATAGACAAAAAATTCAAAATGTCTAATGGAGTATCAGGCATCTTTGTTACTTCTATGATACAATTATTATCAATAGAATAAATTGCTATGCCGCCATTTTTACCTGGGTCAATAGCAATTATCTTCTTGTCTTTCCAAAACTTAACTCTTTCTTTATTAGTCATATTGCTTCTTTTTATATTTCATACCTTTTCTTGACTCTGACATCCTTCTTCTTGTTTCTTCGGAACGTTTGACGCCTAAATTACCTTGTCTTATTTTCTCTTTTTGTTCTTCAGACATCTTACGTCCTTTCAATTTATTCTTAACTTTGTTAATTGTTTCTTTACCTTTTTCAGTAGAATAATACTCTTTCAATATCTTAGACATCTTGCCTTTTGGATGAGTCTTACCATAAAAAGGATTGTTTTCGCCAGACATCTTTTCAGACAATTTCTTTTTAGTTTCTTCGGAACAATGCTTGCCGAACAAGTAATGATTTTCTCCACTTATCTTTTTAACGACATTAGGATAACTCATTGGATTTTTGTTTCCGCTTCTCCTAACTGGCCCAATAATCTGATTATATCCGATATTCGGGTCAAGATTAGGATTATATTTCAGAGTATAATAAGTCTCATAACCATTCAATTGATTTATCGAATAGCATATTTTCAATATTCTACGTTTGAAATTCTTTCGTCCGTATTTCTTGATTGCTTGTTCAATAACAGTTCCGCTGCCTACATAATTAGCGTTGAACCATTTGTGTTTACTAAACTTAAATTGACCAACATATATCTTTCCGTTTACAATATTAGTAGTCAAATAAACAAATCCTATTGGTTTCATAATACTCTTTTGAATATTACTATAACTGGAAGTGCTATGTTTAATTTATACATATCGGCTGACATCTTTCTCCTTAACCACGTAGAGTGTGTTCTCATTGTTGAAAGACTCACTAACATTTTGGGTTATCACCAGAATAGTTATACCCATTTTTTCAAAGATTTTGATGATATTTTCTTGACCTTTGCTATCCATACCATGAAAGCACTCGTCAAAGCAAAGCAAATTGAGCCCACGTCCGTTCGTAGATAGGTTTATGAGATGTTGAATTCCAAGAACTCCTGCCAATGTTACACGCCCACGCTCCCCTCCTGACTTAGCCAAGAATTGTTCGGCAGTTACTCCGTCATTCAAAACAAACACGTCAATCTTTTCTCGGACTTCTCCCGATTTTAACACGGTAAAACCATTAATCAATACCGATATATCAACACCGAACTTTCTCAAATAGCTGTTCGTGATACCTTCGATTATTTTGATTGATTTGTTCGCAAGATAAGTCATGAATCCAGAACGTCCCATATTGAACTGCCAGAACTTGATTGTATCCATTTCTTCGCTGATTGGTAAGAGCTGTTTGGTCAGCTTCTCTATCTCGGTATCACATTCCCCGATACGCTGGTTGAGACTGTTTAACAATTTGTCGTCCTTCTTGCGTTTCTTGATAGCTTTCTTTTCAGTTTCCCATTTAGCTATCTTTTCAAGAAGGTCTGAACGGTCTTGCGTCTTGTTCTTTATTTTACGTTCATAACCGCTTTTCTCCTCTTCAATCTCTCCAACAAGTTCTTCGGCTCGCTCGGCTTCCTTTATCTTCTTATTGAAATTTTTGAGTTTAGTTTCTTTTGCCTCATATTTCTTGGTTTGTTTCTTAATCTCGCTTTGAGCTTCAGCAAGTAATGACTTTGTATCTTCAACCGACAAATCCAACTCTGACTCGTGTATAAATTCATGAGAACAATTAGGACAAGTTATGGTATCTTCAAGTTCTGCTTTGAGCTTCTTCTCCATTCTCTTATTCTCGGATAATTCTGAATCAAGCTCCTCCATTTCTTCTTTGAGCTTCTTTCGGTCTTTCTTCAGTTGAGTAGTATCTTCAACCGTTATCGCTTGAATTTGCTCTTCTCTTGTTTTGACCGCCTTCTCCCACTTCTTCAAATTACCATCAATTTCACCAATCTCTTCTTCGGCTTCACTTATCTTCTCGGATAGCTCTTTCAACTCCTCTTCGGTATTATCATTAGCAAGCACTTCTTCTCTTTGCTCCACCAATAGCTCCTTCTTATCAGATAACTTACCTATCTCATCATCAATCTCCTTGTATTCAGCATTCTTTTCTTTGTAACGCAAATCAAGTTCTTCAATGACTGGGTTAATCATATCAGCAGAAGTAATACGGTTCATGATTTCCTTTTTCTCGCCATCGCTCGCTGTGAAGAAGGTGTACCGATTATCTTGACTGATTATGAAGTATCTTAACAAGTCCTCACGGCTTATTCCGATAAGCTCAAGAACACGCTTGTTTGCTTCGTTTACCGATACGACTTGTTTATTCAACTTGTCGTTTTCCCATATCTCAATCTTTGCTGACTTATTACCACGAAAGAACTGACGACTGATACGGAGCTTCATTTTCAATACAGGATTGTAAAGATGAAATACAATTTTACATTCCTCTTCATCCCGATTAATGAAACTATCTTTCTTGATAGCTCGTAGGCTTTCATTGGTAAGAGCTATACAAATTGCTTCAAACAACGTGGATTTTCCCGCACCATTGTTATCTAAACCTCTGTCGGTTTCATTTCGTCCAAAAATAACAGTACAAGCATTGTTCTTGAAATCATATACTGACTCCTTGTGAGCGAACAAATTATATATCTCAATCTTACTTGGATTCCACATACCGCATTTGTTTTATTAAATCAAAACCATATTTGAATTTTCCTCCCTTGATATCATTCTCGGTACAGAACTTCAAAAAGTCTTTTGTTATCGTTTTCTTATCGTAAGATAAAACGCTGTCTGACTCGGATATTTCGATAGCTTCAGACGTTTCTGTTGACTCAAATTTGCAATCTATACCATATTTGCCTTGTATCTCGGCAATGTTTATCTTTTGACAATCCACCTTCTTACCAGTGAATACAAATCTGATATGGTCGTACTCCTCGCCTTCGTACTTTTCTAACAAGTTCATCAAAGTCTCCTTGTCGTTAGCATCAATGACTTCTTTGATATACTTTGGAAACTTAGAAGGAAGGAACTTGGTTGAGCCGTTATCGAATAAGACTGTGAAACCTTTATCGGTGATATTCTCTCCGTAATTGTTTTGATAAGCAGAACCAGTATATATAACGTTATCCGCTAACTTAGAAGCATTATGGTAATGACCAATCAATACCTTCGTCCACATTTCAAACATCGAAGGTTTGATAATGGAAGATACTCTTGAACCATCGTTGTTTACTACTCCGTCAAAGCCTGAATGGGTTATCAAAAATAACGGAGTATCTTCATCAATATCGCCATCTTTGAAATTATCTTCTATGTCCTCCTCAACCTTAGAATATTCCTCAAGCCATTTATCATCTTTGAAGTACGGAATGAATGCCATAACAACTCCACCAATAAACCTCCGAACGCCATTACGGTACAAATGAACGCAAGGCTCAGAATAAACATCCAAGTAACTCTTCTCATCATCGCTATCTGTTTTATCATGGTTGCCTGGAATGACGTGTAATTCAATATCCTCTTCGGATAACATAACAAGTATCTCCTTCCAATCAGTCAAGCATTGTAACGGCTGACCCGAACGGTTGGTAAATACGTCTCCACCGCAGAATATACGGTTGGTGTTATACTCCCGACAAAGACTGATGAGCTGACGAAAAATGTCTTTCACCAACTCACCGTTGTCCTTGTCTAAATGAATGTCATTTACAAGCAAACCTATTGCTTTTTTATTTTTCTTTTTTACATCTGCCATAATTCCATCCTTTTGGTAATGTATCATTTCCATTAATAACCTTGTTTTCAACTCCGTTATTTATAACACGTTTACCAATGTTAGCTTTTCTTAATTTTTCTTTTGTTTCATCTGTTAATTCGGCTCCTGACCTTGGGCTTGGTTTACCTTTTCTTGAATTTGCTATTTTCCGTCTTGCTTCCTCGCTCTGTTTCTTTCCGTACATCGGATTGTTCCTTGGGTCTGATAATCGCTTCTTAGCAGCTTTTGAAAGTTTTTTCTTGGTTTCATCAGAAAGTTCTTTACCATACCAATAACAATTTTTGCCCTTATATTTACCAGCCTTCTTTCTCTTTATCTTTTCTTGTACTTCTGGAAGTCTTGCTGGATTTATTTGTCCAAAATTGTTAGCAGTTCCTGGCAATATGTTATATCCTTTTTCTGGATTTGTTGAATCATATTTTCTAACCATAACCGTTTCCCAAGCATCTAATTGAGCCTGAGAATAACAAAGTTTCAAAGTCTCTCGCTTGAAATTCTTCCTTCCGTACTTTTTCAACGCATTTACAAAAGCAGTTCCGCTTCCTAAATACGACTTATCCTGCCAATTGATAGTTTGTCCCACATAGACTTTATTATTGACAAGACAAGTCGTCAAATAGATAATACCATACAATTCTTTCATATTGATTAAATTTTACGGTATTATAACTGGGTTGGACTAATGCCAATTATTCCTCTTGTTCAGGAAGGTCTTTTGCTAATGACTCTTTCAAAGCAACCAAATCAGCTTCCATTGAACGCTTTATCTTATTATGCAACACTTTCAAGAATTTGTTGTGAGAATAATAATGTTTGAATAATTCTCTCGGAGAACTCCAAGCAAGTTTACCATTCATGAAGGTCATTTTCTTTGCTCCTTCTTTTTTGATAATTCCTGCTTCCAAAGCATAGTCAATATCTTCCTGAGAAAGTATAATGCCGTAACCCAGCAATATTCGTATGTCAGTTTTCTTCCTACTCCCAAAGTCGTTTTTGACTACCTTAACTTCAGTTATTTGAGCCACTTCTACGTCATCAATCTTTTCATGAGTTTTCAATTTCATAGAAAGTCGCAAACATGGGAGCAATTCTACCCACTCTCCACCCGTGGACTTGCGAGTTGTAACAAAACTACCAGGTGCCGTGTTATCGTACTGGTGATTAAGCATTACAAAGTGCATTATATGGGTGTACATTTCGGACATGATAGACTTCGCAAACTTCTTAGCTTCCTTCGCAAACGCCATCATCTTTTCGTTCTTCAACTCAATATCCTCAACCTCTGAACCTTTCTGAAGCTCCTTCTCCAATCTCTTGGTATTTTCTTCCATGGTATCAAGCTCGGACTTTGATAAAGTCGCCCCCAAACTGTCCCACAGAAAGAAGAACTTGGGTTTCATCTTCTCGGCTTTCAATACCTCGTCAGCATCCATAACAAGTTTCTTAACTTGCATGAACATCGCCTCAACATATTTTACCTTGATGATAATTATTCTGTGAACGGGCAAACCAAGCTGTAATGCGTAGTCTTTGTTATCTCGGTTTTCGCTCGAAAGTATGACGGCAATACCATCCTCTGGATTTTCCTGAAGAAAGTATTTCATGGACATAAGTCCCAACGTAGTTTTACCACTACGGCTCTTGCCTGCTATCTCTATGATTCCAGTCGGTAGTCCGAAAGTCCGAAGGTTATAATCAAGCGTAGGACTGCCTGTATGTGCCCAGCTCTTCACGTCTTTGAATCCGTCCTTATCGGAGAACTTAATAACATCCTCAGAGTTGAACTTGTCGACAATCTTATCAATAATGCTTTTTGTTTTCGCCATAAACTTTTTGTTTTATATGAAATAAGCCAACGATATATTTCAACCGCTGGCTTATCTCGTTGTTAACAATATGAAAGTAGATGAAATTATTTACCAGCAAGTTTCTTCTTGATGTCTTTCAGAGAAACTTTGCTTTTCGGTGCTTCCTCCTCTTCTTCGTCATCTTCCTCTTCAGAGTCATCGCCACCCATTGCTTCTCGGATAGCTTCACGCAGGTCGTCATCCGTCATAGACTTCTTAACCGATACTTCCAAATCATTGTCTTTGATATACTTCTTCAACTCTGTTCTGTCCATATCGTCCAAGCCATCGTCTTCAGCTTCATCTGAATCATCCTCTTCTTCATCGTCTGCTTCCTCAGGCTCCTCGTCATCTTCTTCCTCCTCTTCTTCTACCTTCTTGGCAGCTTTCTTAGCAGGAGCTTTCGCTGACTTCTTCTTGGGTTTTTCTTCCTCCTCTTCTTCGTCATCGGAGTCATCATCACCCTCGTCCTCATCTTCCTCTTCAACTACCTTTTTGGTAACTTTCTTGGAAGTTTTCTTTTTGGACGGTTTGTCATCTTCTTCCTCCTCTTCGCCATCGTATTGAGCTTTGATTTCCTCAACGTGTTCCAGCCAAGCATCGTCCTCGAACAATTCCATTTCATGTTCTTCATCGAAGTTCTGCAAACCTTCCAACGCTTTCTCAAAGTCTCTCATTCCGTATTTCTGAATCACTTCGGTAAGCGGTTTCAGAGTCATGAAATACTCAATTTCCTCATCAGTAAGCGGTCTGGCTGATACCTTCTTCGGGAATGATACTTCATAGTAGTTTTCGCCTTTTTTCTTGTTTGGGTTTTTCATGTACTTAACCAAGATAGGCAGACCTTCATCTGGGTCAGTGAATGGGTCAACTTCAATCGCTTCATCCTCATCTTCGGAGAACGCCAACTTGTTCATCGCATCACGAACCATTTTCTTGAACTCCCACAACTTAGCACGCAACTCTTCGTCAGCCGTA